GTCCACCGTCTGGTCATCTGTACCCGTGCCAGTCAGCCCGCTCAAATCTACAGTATGAGGGGCCTGGCCATCTGCCTCAATTTCCAGTGTCAATGTGGTGCCACTGAGGGAGAAATTGTCCACTTGCTGGTCATCCGTGTTGTCCAGGTAGGGGGATAAATCAACGCTGTTGCCACTCTCTATGCTCAGAGAGTTACCCACCAGGCTGAGCGTCTGGTCATCTGTGCCCGTGCCATCCTGGAGGCTTGCCAGGTCGAGCGTATACGGTGCCTCATTGTCATCCTCCAAAGCAATGGTCAGAATAGTGCCGGACAGGCTGAGCGTGTCCACCGTCTGGTCATCTGTGCCCACTCCAGTGAGGGAGCTTAAATCCACTGTGTGTGGCGTTTGCCCATCGTTTTCAATTTCGAGGGTCAACGTGGTGCCACTCAGGGAGAAATTGTCCACCCCTTGGTCATCTGTATTGTCCAGCAAATCCGACAAATCCACGCTGTTGCCATCCTCAATGGATAAGGTGCCGCCTAGTGTATAGCTGAGCGTTTGGTCATCCGTCCCGGTACCGTCCTGGAGAGCTGCCAGGTCTACTGTGTGAGGCCCCTGTCCGTCTGTTTCAATTTCCAGTGTCAATGTGGTGCCACTGAGGGAAAAGTTATCCACGCCCTGGTCATCAGTGTTGTCCAGGTAGGGGGACAAATCCACGGTGAGCGGTGCCTGGTTGTCATTGCTCAGGCTTATGCTGAGAATGTCGGAGGTAATGGAGAACAAATCCACCACCTGGTACTCAACCACGGCCGTGTCTCCATTAATTACCAGGACTCCCTCCCAGTAATACAGAGAGTCACCCCATCGGCCATCGTTGTACTGGTCTGCCACAATGATCTGGCCAGGGTAGGAGCTGCCCTCTATTCGGTAGGGCTTAATCCTGCTCACTGGGTCTGCTGGTGGGTTAGATGAAACAGGAGGGTTTTGTGCCCCGGCACAGTACGCTCCCAGGAAAAACAATAGGATTAAAATTACTCTGTGTGTCATCTCTTTAATTATTTAGCATCAACCCACTCAACCCACTCAATGTGTGGCCTGTTGGTAAAGTTTAACCTCATTAACTGCCGGCCCAGGCTGTTACCTAGATTAAATGAGACCTCATCAAAACACCTGCCGGCCCGCTCGATTGATATAGAGGCCTTGCCGTCCTTTACCTGGGCAATTATAAAACAGTTCTCAGGGCTGGACACCCGCCTGTGTATCCTGTACGTCCTGCCTTTTGCCTTGACTGTAGCCGATATAAAAAAGGCTGTCTCATTGTGCCGCTCAACGTACACGTTAACCCTGGCAGAAACGAGCCACAAAAAGCCGTACACAAAAGACAGCAAACGTTTGCTCTCCTTTACGTCCAGCTCTAAATTGTTACCTGTTCTGACTTTTGCCCTCATCCTTACTGGTGGTATATACCATCCCATCCACTCAATTTTTTTTTGTGCATACAATTAAAACGCCCAGGATTTACTCAGCCAAAGCCAATTGCAGCGGCTGTGCCCATAATGGTGCTTTGCCCCGTCCTCTGGGAGGCTGGGGTGCTTTAACTCAGCTACCACCAGCCCTTTTGATATTTTAAGGTTTAACCTAACCAAATCCCCCACGCGGGTGTCCACCATGCCATACGGTGAGTCCTTGCCCGCCTTTCGGCTGGTTACTGTTAGCCGGACAATTTCCGGGCCAGGAATGTCCAGCACCTCTGCCTGGACAAATAAACCGTCTTTGCTTAATGGCCTAAACAGGTGCGTTACACTAAAACAGACTACTGGCTCAGTGCTCAGCCCATTAGGCACCTTAAAGGTTATCTCCCTCTTTTGCTCTCGAATGATCAACATAAACCTCAGTTTTTAAACAGCCCTAAAAAACCAACGTCCGAGGTATTCATAATAAACCATACCTCCACGTCCTCATCCTCCAGGGTGTATTTGAATTGCACAGTATTGCCGCTCAGCTCATAATCCCCCGCCGGGCCCTCTGCCATTTTCTGCCCCTCCACGTACACTTTTAACGCCTGGTTGAGCACTGGAACCACTCCACCGTTTACGCTCACTGAGAGGCTCGTGGTGGACAATGAGGTGAAATACTCCCGGTAAACCTCAACGGGGCCAGACTCGTAAATAAACCAGGCCTCCACGTCCTCATCCTCCAGGACATAGTTGAAATTGATAAACGAGCCGCTCACTGTATAGTCCCCCACGCCTGGTGGGCCCTCTTTCATCTTTTGGCCCTCCACTTTTACGCTGAGCTGGTTGGTGTTGTCTGGCAGGAGTCCACCGTTGACGGTGACAGCCACCTGGTTGCCATTGATCTCTGACCAATACTCCCGGAAAATAGTTACACCACCCACGCTGAGGCTGTCTCTGTACTGGCTCAGGTTCTGGCAAAACAGCTCCTCCTGGCAGTCCAGTTTTATGCAAATAGAGTCGTTTGAGATGTAAAAGGTATCTATCAAAGTACAACCGCCGCCCTCTGGTGGGGGAGGCTCAGGGCACCCGTTGAGAGAGTCCAGGAGTGTTTTTATACCTGCTGACTCAAACGTGGTTTTTCTGTAGTCAATAAAAAAGCTCTCGGTTTGGTCGTACCCTATCTCCACAAAAGTTGCGCCCACCTGCTGTATTGTGTACGGGTGGCGTATGTACTCAAATCTATTGTTGGGAGATGTCACCTTTATGCCATAGAACAGGTAAGGCTCATTTACCTGGCAAAAGTCACAATATGGGTCATTTAAAAGGGTGTCCCCATCCACACACTCCAGGTCAAATTTTCGTGTTATGGTGGTGTCCACCTGGGCATATAAACTGGACATCCCCAGTACAAAACAGAGTGTAAAAATAAACCTCATATCTTAACTTTTGCGGGGCCCTCCAAACGACAAACCCCCCACCAACAATGGGCAGGGGGTTCTCTATGGCTGGCAGGCCACACAGGTTACAACTTTATGCCCTTATCGCTTACGCGGGGATGATCTCAATTTTGTTCTCAACTGGCACCAGGGCTGTGCCTCCGATCATTACCGGCCCCTCTGGCATCTTAATCCAGAACTCGATGTCGTACGCCTCATTGACGTTATCCACGGTCACAGACACGCCGCCTGGGCCCCGGTACAGCACCTCGTCATCCACAACAGTCAGGCCAACGTTTGCCAGGGAGGCTGCCAGGTCTGTTGCCAGAGTGCCTGCGGTGGTGGCATCTGTTGCAGGGGTGCCTGAGTGTGCGTATGGGGTATTGTCGAGGGCATCCTCAGTGCCGTTGTAAGCCACTGGGCCGAGTGCACCCACCTGGTCAGCCAGGGAGTATTTGGCCACAGCATACACCAGGGTGGTGCGGGCTGCCGTAAAGGTACCGCCGGACTTTTTGACGTTGTTGATAGTGCGCTGGCCGTCATGGGTCACCACAGTGGTGTCAGCGTCTGAGTCATACTTTGCCTTTACCCAGATGTTGTACTCAGCGTCTGTGCCTGAGTTCTCCAGTTTTTCGGCAATAGCTGCCTCAACGGCTGCCGCGTCTGTGTAATCCACTGGGCTGTCAAAGGTATACTCCACGCCGTCAATGGAAATGGAGATGAGGTTACCGTCAATGGCTTTAATTACGTCCCGGCCTGGTGCTCCATAGCCGTCACACGCATTTTTACCAATCTCCACCATTTGTGGGTCAATAGCACTGTTGGGGTTTGCTTTCAGTCGGCCACGCTCCTCAACAGATATAACGTTTGCAAATGTGCTAGACATCGTTTATAAATTTTGGTTCTCAAAATCCCACAAACCGAGTGGGCATTTAACTTTTACTGTGCCGAGCGTCAGGAGCTGGCGTTTGGTTTCAAAAGGGCATCCGCACTGGGTACAGCCTGGGAGCTTTACAGCTCCTCCCTCTCTGATAGGCTCCACCATTCCGTTGTACTGGCATGGTTTACCGCCCTGGGAGGTCTCACACGCCCGCTCACGGGCTTTTACCACCTCCTCTGGGGCTTTGGTGCCTCCAGACATAATAGAGGCTTTTGTGAGCTTCCACAGCCGCTTCTCGGCAGCATCGCTGAGCTGCTGCACCCTGTGCTTTATTTCCTCTAAAACCATGCTGCTAATATACACCATAGGGACTTTGGCTCCACCTGTTTTGGCAATAGCTGCATTGCCCAACATGAGAGGTTTTTATCTGCCCGTAAAACAGCCGCTCCATTGCGTTGATCTCTGCCAGCTCAGTTTTATTGCATGTACAGTGGGTGGCATCGCTATTTATAACAGAGTCAGAGCCTGGCAGTGGGTTTGCCTCTAGCTGGTGCCGCACTACCTCCAGGGCTGCTGTTGCCTGGTCTGCAAAGTAGTGCCCCAAATCCTCTGTGTTGATGTCTGGAGCCGCCTGGGCCGTCCCCGTCTGGAGCTTTTTGGCCCCTGTGCTCCTGAGCTTTGTGACGATCAAAGGCAATGAGTGGAGCATTACTACCGAGGCAAACAACAGGCCCAGCCCATTCTCCCACAAATCCGTATACCCTGCGTTGGAAAACTTTGGAGCGTCCCTCCAGGCTGAGCTAAAATTTGGCTCCTTTGTGGTTGTCTGTGTTGCCTCCCGGTACACCCCACGGTATAAAACCACGTCCCCCGTGTTGTATGTCCCAGGGCTGTACTCTGGCTCCGTGGTGTAGTCGTTAACGTCTGTTTTTAGGGAGTCGTAAAAATCCCCCAGGCAGGTCTGTTTTAGCTTTAATTCAGCCAGCAATATGCCCCTAATGGAGGGCCGGTCAACAAACGGGTGCTCCAGTTCCAGGAAGTCAATTACCTCCTCTTTGTTTATGATCGTTCGGGCCATGTCTTTTGCTTTTTATTCGCCGTCCCCTGTCTCTCCATCTCCGCTGTCCCCCTCACTGGGGTCTGGCTGTAGGTTGTTCGTTGTGGGGTCTGTGGTGGGGTCTGGTGCCTCACCTCCGTTACTGTCCCCTATAGTCTGGGCAGACAGGGTTTGCACCAGCTTCTCAATTTTGTCCTCCATGCGTATGGAGTAGTTTGTCAACTCCTCCCGGCCAGTGATCTCTGCCACCAGTTTGAGCAGCACCGAAAAAAAGCCACGCTCCCAGCGTCTCTGAGTCGGTGCCACAATAGCTGTGTTGGTAACTTTAAACTGATCAATGAGGGAATTGCCACCAATGGAGCTGGCCAGTTTTCTGTGTCCGTTCAACATCTGGCTCCACCTGTGCCCCTGGTGGTATATCGCACTGGTCACCATGTCCATGCTGGTCTGTAAGTGCCTCCAATCCCTGTCAATTTCGAGCTTAAACATTTTTGGGGCCTCCTCCTCGTAGGTAATTACGCCAATGGTCTCCACGTCCTCATATTGGCCGCGGTTTGTGCCCTTTTTTCTGAGCCTGGAGGCCATGCGCTGAAACTCATTATCTTGCATGTTAGTGGTCACCCCTGGCACATTCCTGGCTGTGCGTTTCTTCTTAAATGCTAGTAATGCTTTTTGTGCCACTTCACTGCCGGCCACCTTTAGCTCATGGTTGAATTTTTCCCACTCAGTCAGTTGAGCGGTGAGCGTTGCGAGGGAGTCAGGCCTCCCGTACCGGGTGGCATGGTCTCGCCTGTGCTTAAAATGTATCACCGTTTCCACCCCATTACCGTCAGCCGTCTCACCCCAAAATGGGTAAACGTTCAACGTCTCAGGGTATTTGGTGAAACGGCCCTCAAACAAATCCTCACTGTGTATGACTGTGGTGGGTTCTCCTGGAGATGTTGCCAGGTACATTGTGTCTAGTGGGTCAAGGTAGTCCAGCCGGACGGTGGGTACCCCCCCAAACGTGTAAACCTGGAAACGTAAATAAGCGTTGCCAGTTTTTTTGTAATCCCTGTAAAGAAACTCAGCATGTTCTGGAAAATCCATAATGTCCAGGCCTACACTCTCCAGGGTCTCCTGGACAAACCCAGCCTCATCTGGGCTGGCCATGTCTACCTCGTTCTCAATGCCTGGGATAGGGGCCCGCACAACGTTGGCGTTGCCGCCAAAGCAGTAAAAAGCCAGGTCATCAATGCAGGCCTGGTGGGATGGGCTGAGGTCGTACATATCATGCAACAACCTCAGAAAATTATGGCTGGTGTACTGGCTGGTACCTACGTATGGCACAAGCTTATAACCCAGATAAAACGCTGAGAGCCTGTCCTCATCCTTTATCGCCCTCGGTATTGGGTTGTTTAGCTTGTACATTTACCTGCTCTTTTTTTACGTACTCGGTCATGCCTTGCTCATAGGCTGCCTTATACTGTTCCTGTGTTGCCTCTTTTACCGTCCGCTCTTTGTCTGTACCAGGTCGTAAAATCAACTCCCCGCCGAGGGCAACCATTTGACGGTTGCCCTCGATCTGGAGCCACACTCTAGGCCTCAATACTTTGGCTTTGGCAGTAGGTTTGTAAACTGTTTTCTTAGCCATTGTATGGTCTTTTTGTGTGTCGAAAAATTACGCCCGCATGTCTGCGAGTGATACGGTGGAGTAGGGCAGAGGTTTTGAGTGGTTACAGCTCAAATCGAACTCATCCCGGCTGGTATCGTCAGCAGTACCAAACGCCCCGTGGGTGTCCAGGTGCCGGGAGATACGCAAACGGTCTACTGGGTCAACCCAGCCGCCACTGATATACTCTTTGCCCAGGATACGGGCCTGGCCGTTGTTGTCATGGAGCTGGCCGATAAGGCCACAGCATGACAGCATTTGCCCCAGGCTGATTGTCCGCTGTGTCTCATGCCCTTTGAGCAGCAGGTTCTGGAGGTTGACCTCATAAAACCCATTGTCCAAAGTGTACAGAGAGTCCAGCCGGCCGTTTCTCCGCTCAAAGGTTACCTCAGCCCATGAGGCTGCATTTAACAGCGTCCAGGCTGTTATTGCATAGCCTGCATCGTCCCAGGTGCTGTTTTCCCAGTCCACGTTTGAGTCCTCGATAAGGAACAAGGTGAGCAGGCCGCCCTGGTCTTGACAGTTACCTGAGGTGGAGATGGGGTTTACCGCACAACTAAAATCTGGCATTGTCTCTAGTTTTTGTGTTTACAAATAGGGTTTACCCTTTACGCTGGCTTTGTGTACTTGATCGTACCAGCCAGGTAATCCACGTCAGCAATGGCAGTTTTGCCCAGTGCGTGTGAGAGCACTGTGTACATACCATATTTGTCATCGTTCATGTCATCGTTGCGGCCGATCATTACGCCAATGTCCCGGCCCTCCATGTCTTGTGGCAGGCTGGCAAAGCTTGCGCCAATTTGCAGATTGCCTGAGCCAGTCACCATGAGAGCGTGGAGGTTACCCGCCACGTATGGGTCAAAACCGTTGATCTCAGAGAGCGGAATGATAGGAATACGGCCATCCAGGTAAAGTACCTCAATGCGGCCCACCTGAGGGTCATTAAACTCCTCTTTGGTCAACCGGGTGCGGTTGGTCATGCTGAGTTTGCCCTCATCGTTGTATTGACGCAAAAATGCGTTGTAATACGAGTCAGAGGCAATGATCTCAGGCATAAAGTTAAAACGGCTGTTAGTGACCACACGGCCACGGTTGTACAGCACTTTGAGAGGCTTACGAGCGTTGCCCATAATTTTCTCAACCAACTCCACTGGATTGCCTGTAAACTCGCCCGTGGCATCAAAGTCAGACGCTGTGACCAAATCCTGGTCTAGCCAGGGAGCACTCACACGGGCCATGTCGTATGCCAGTTTGAGTACACCTTTCATGGTCGGGTGTGTCCGCTTAAAGAGGCTGGTCAAATTCGCCGTGTTGTCAGTGGAAAAATCCACGCTGTTGACATCGAAAATTTGGCCGGCCACGGCAGAGATACGGAAACCGAGCTGAGCGTTAGCCAGCAGCTCATCCACCAAAGTGTTGAAAATCTGGATACCCTCGTTATCCAGTACGATGTCTCCACCCTGCGTGTATTGCAGCATGTGCTCAAAGCAGGAGTCAAACAGGATGTCATGGCAAAACTGTTCCCGCATGTAAATGGGGTCAGGGGTCAGCTCTCTGCGGTCGAGGGTCATGGAGCCTGTGCTCTCATAGGAACACGCTTTGTAAGGCTGCCACATCAACGGTGTGCCCTTGGGGTAGTGCACAACAAAATTGTTGCGCCTGTCCATTGGCATGTACGTAAATGGGTTAAACGTGCGCTGGTAAAAACCAAAGTCGTCCTGGTACCGGGCCCGGCTGATCTTGTTGAGCTGCTGGTGGGTAAAGAAAAAATCCCCGTTTTCCCCTGGGATAAAATTAGGGGCTATACTTAGCTTATTCATTTGCTCACTGGTTAATTTCGTAAAAGGTTGACGCGTAACCTGTGCACCCTTTTAGCCCAGCGAGTGAGTTGTTTAAAACTCGGTTTCGTTGCTGACTTTCAGCTCTTTGCGTACTTTGTCCATCAACTCAGTGGCCGCTGCCGCCACTCGTTTACTGTCTTTGCTGTCTCCGCTTTTGAGCTTATTGACCAGGCCTTTGAGGCCCTGGTTTTCTGCCTCCAGCTTATTCAGCCGCTCAGTGGCCGCTGTCAATGCGCCCAGAAATTGCTCATTCATGTTTACCAGGGCCTCAATGGCTTGCTCTGCCTCAGCCGTCAGGCCGCTGGTATCGCTGCCGCCGTCTGTGTCAGCTCCTGGGGCTTGAGTGTCACCGCCTGTGGTGTCAGCTCCTGGAGTGTCGCCCCCTGTGGTGTCAGCTCCTGGGGTCTCCCCTCCTTTCCCGTCAGCTCCTGGGGTTTGATCTTCACCGCCTGTGGTGTTGTCCCCACTGGTGGAGTTAATCAATTTTGATACATCCCCCGCGAGGTTGTCAATCTTGTTTTTAATGTCCGTAAAGTCCATAAAATAGTTTTTACTAAAGAGATTTGCAGGGGCATGGTCAAACGCCTCCTTAATGTAATCCAGATTTGCATTAGCCTCCAGTCTTACGCCCTCTGTGAGCTTGTCAACGAGGCCCAGCTCAAATGCTTTGGTGGCACTCATCCAGGTCTCCCGCTCCATCATATCCAGCACCTCCTCCAGCGTAATGGTTTTGCCCGCTGCCGTTATGCGCTTTATGTAGATGTTTGCCAGGTCGTTTGTGATTGTCCGCAAAAGGTCAGCGTATGACTCCATGAGCTTTGCGTCCCCCCAGCGTCCACCAGATGGGTTGTGCACCATGTAATAACCATTTTCAGGCATCTCAGCATAGCCGTCATTGGCAGAGGCAGACAAAATGGTGCCCATACTCAGGGCAATGCCCAGTATTTTGGTGTTTACCACTTCCCTGCGGCCCTTCAAAATGTTATACATGGCCATGCCCTCAAAGACAGAACCTCCAAAAGAGTTGATGGGCACAATGATTTTGGAGCCGCTAAACCCATCGAGCTGGGCCTGCAAATCCTCCTCGTTGTATCCCCACCCAATATTTCGGACGGTGTTAATCTGCTTTACTCCTGTTGGCATTACAATTGCTTTTGTGCAATTATAGTGTTTTTACACCTGTTTTACATAGAGCTGGAGAGCAATGACTCTGGCTCAGCATGACACAAAAAAAAGCCACTCCGTTTGGAATGGCTCAAAAAAATACTATGGTGAAAACATTAAAGCTAATCTCCCAGCTCTGGCTCCTCCAGCTCTGGCTCCTGTTTGTCTGGCCTGGCTCCTGAGCACTTGCGGAATTTGTGCCGCTCACTATCAAAATAGTTGCGGTACAAATACGGGTACCCAAATTTGAACGCATTAGCCACACGCTGTTTGTCTGGAGCGCCTTTGCTCTTTACGGTAAAATCCACCACAAAGACCTCAGGCCGCTCTGGCTGGCCTTTTACGCTTTGCGGGTAGTCTATTACCACATAATAGCAGTAATCCCTCAGGATAGGCTCCAGGCTCGTCTCATAGGCTCCTGTCTTTGGTTCTCCCAGTTGGTTGTACCCCCAGGCTCCAAAGAGTCCAGCGGCCAACGCAATGCTCACTATTAGTGCAATGTGTCTGGTTTTCATTCCTCGAATTTTTGTTTACTGTTAAAATGATATTCCACGTACCCTTTAGGGACATCAAAAGTAATGCACAACTGGCCGTATGACAAACCGCGCCTCCTGTCTATCTCCATTAAAGGCCGTATGAGTTCTCTGTATGGCAAAAATGCTAAAAATTTGCGAACATTCCCAGGGATGTCCTCGTATGACTGGGCCCGGATATTGAGCACCTCCCGGCAAACCCTTAGCACCATTTTTCTCCTCAGCGGGTGCTGTTGCTGCTGTCCTCCTCCCTCATTATTGCCATCAACGTAATCCATTGTATTATCTCAGATTGTTGGCAAGTCGTGCAACCTGGTGGCAGCTTGCCGTTTGTTTGTAACCAATTTAAGCCAGCCTGTCCCCCGTGCTCCTCAGAGACCTCCAGGAGTTGCTCCTCCTCCTCTGGGGTCAGGTTTATGTTTATTGTCATTTAAAACGCTGCATTAGGTTTGATCAATAATTTGACTTTTTGAGAGCCGCCTATCTCATACCCCTCTTTTGAGAGTAGCTCTCCAACTGTCATGCGCCCCCGGTAGTACACCAAAACCCTGGAGCGAAAATCCAGGTTATCGTAAACGTCAAATGGCAGCTCTGCCTCATACGCAAACGTGCGGTTGTACTTTATCGAGGTAGCAAAATATTTCCAAAACTGGTCGTACAAATCCCTGAGGGTTGGGTCTCCGTATGCTATGCACTTTTCTACCTGTACTGCAAAGCCAGTCTGTGTTTGAACTCTAAAGTTTTTCAAAGTCTGCCCTATGTATATAATCCTGGTCAGCTCTGTGTTTTCAAACACCCACCCGGACAGCTCCTCAGCCGTAATGGGGCCCAGGTTTGTGCGCAAAAATTTATACCCCTCACAATACAAAATCCTGGGTGCTATTTCCACGGCAGGGGAAACTGGCTCCTTTGAGTCCCACATGGCCGGCACTTCCTTATTGTAAAACTGAGTGTTTGCCGTTGGCTCAAAAAATGGGTTTTCATACTCCACGGTCTCTTTGATGTCACCCCGCTCTAAGTCCTCCAGGTGAGAGAACAATGGCCCATCGTTTTCTAGTCCGTTTTTTTCAATAAACCCATCTGAGCTTTTTGCAAATCGAATACGTATATACCTGGCTGAGTCTGTGTCCTGAAACGCCACCTCCTCCGTGCCCCGGTTTGTGTATTGAGTCAAATCCACCACGTTGTCCATACCCCTAAAGTAGCCCTCCACAACCTCATCATAAATGAGGGTCTCCTCCCTGGGGTATATCCACAAATCTCTGGGGGCCTCCTCATAAATATAACCCTTGACCAGGTGGAGGGTGCCTTTGATCAAGTCCATGAGGGTGTACTCAGGGTTTAAAAGTTGGCCAACTGGTACCAGGTCTCCCTCATAAAACTGGTTCCCTATGGGTGTAAATGTGACAGTGGAGCCTGGGAGAACCTCAACGAATGTGATAAAGATGGCACTCTGGTCAATAGGGTGCAATGCCTCTAGGGCTAAATACACCCGCTGCCCAAACTCAATGTTAAACTCAAACTCCACGGTAAACTCTGGCTCCTCTCCTGGCTCAATTACCAGGTCTGGTTTAACATCCAGCCGCTCCTGTGCTGGATACGAATAAAGGGCAGCATCAAAGGCAATGGAAAAATTGGCCGTGCTGGTTCCCCTTACTTTAAAATCAAAAGTTACCCGGTAGTCTGAATTGCCTGGCCGCAAATAGCTAAACGTGGTCGTGTCAAACGTCAGCCCGATATTTGGAGGTGTTCCAATTTCTACCTCATTAAGGCCGCCGGACGGGTCGTTTGTGATCGAGTCAAAAAACAAAGGGTTGCTCTGGGCACCTCCCTGAGCAGGTGCAAAAAATTTGGGTGTACCAGTGATCTCTGCCTCTGCCGTCCAGCCAGCTCCCTGCCCATCATAGACAAACTCCGTGCCCAGCAGATAGCACCAAAGACGATTAAACCACTCATCATTTGCGAGTAATGGGCTTTGCAGTTTATACCCTATCTGCTTAAAACCCTGCTGGAGCACAGCAGACAAAGAAACTAGGGGCCTTAAATCCTCGATCAAAACCCCATAAAAATCATCCTGTGGACGCTGAAAAACCCCATAATCTACTGGAGTCCAAAGGCTGGTATTCCCCTGAGCTGTTGAGTATAAGCCATCGTTATTTTGCCAGTCAGCAATAATGCCCTCCCGTGTGATCTCAAACTCTCCCAGGTCAATCTCATTTAAAAACAGCTCCTGTGCTTTCTTTATCCAAAACTCATCCTCCTCAATCACTTCCAAATCTATAGAGCCAAAACTCCCCGGGCCAGCGTCTTGGTACCCCCTAAAATATAGCCTGTTCTGAGGTAGCACTTTAAAGCCATTACCTATGCAAACCACCTCATATGGCTCAGCCGTGTTGTCCCTGCTTTGAGGGTGGATAAAACGCTCAAATATAAACAGGTTCTTTGTGGTGGTCTGGACAGAAAAACCCAACACGCCGCTGCCTTTGAGCTTGTTGACATCGTTAAGCTCTGCCGCGTTTTCTGTCAGCTCAAACGAGAAACTGGGGGACAGCTCCAGGAATAGCTCCCCGTCCTCCAAAAACTCTGGAGGTGTGCCTGGTGGTGGGTCAACAATGAGTATTTTGTCCATTCCTATGCGCTTATAAAATCCTTGAATAATCGAATAGTAATAGAGAACTCAAATTTACTGTCTGGCACATACGTGTCCAGGTTGTCATTGGTAATGATACCCGGTACAAATGCCTGCTCTCCATTAGGTAGCACCATTTTAACGCCCACACGCTCAGAGGAGACCATGCTGCCCAAATAGTCCCTGTAATCATAGGCCTCTCTCCTGTCAAACTCCCTGGTGAGGGTGACCTCCTCGGCCGCCTGGAGGCTTGCAATGCGCCGGCCGCCTGAGTCCAGAGAGAGGTTGTCCGCTGGAGTGGTACCCCACTGGTACCGCCCCTCTGAAACAGTAGACGTGCGCACCCTGTTTTTCCGTATAGTGTCGAAGTCCATACCGCTCCAACCTCCAACTGGCTCTTTAAAGTGAACCTCGGCCACCTCTTTCTCACATGGGTCACGGTCGTAACTTATTCTATACTCAGTCGTTTGCCAGCCAACTATGCCAGTAATCGCCACGGTGGCATACCCCCAAGTGGCAGGGCTGCTGCTCCCGGCTACACTGGATAGCATGTTTGCACCACCCACGGGGACATACCCAGCATAACCTGGAGACAAAACCACGGACTGGCCCCCTATCTGAGTGCCTGCTTTATCGAACAAACGCACAGACACAATGGCTGCCTGGTTATTTGACACCAGCACATAAAACCAGTCGTGGGCATCGTTTGACATACTTATGCGCTGAGGCTTTCGGGACATTAGCACCTGGCTGGGTGTGTTCGGGTCAAATTGGTAATCAACAAACTGGGAGGCCGCGTCAATTACTTTAATAGTGCTGGAGGAGGAGCTGCTCACCACTGTGGTCTGTTGCGTATCCACGTTGTACTCAAATTCTCCATAAACCAGTTGCACCTCAGCCGTGCTGGACAGTATGCTCTGCTCTGTACTCGATGAAAGGCCAGGATAAGGGATGGACACAAATGGTTTTAACAGCTCAGCCGCGTCAATAGGCACATCTACACCCACGGGATTTGCCAGGTTTACGTTGTTCTGTATGCCCTGACCATCCACCTGGAGCTGGTAAAACATCCACCGCCGGAATGGGTACACCCCGGCAGAGGTCAGCCTCAATGCGAACTTTACTTCTGGCAGCCTAGTCACCACCGCTGGTGGCTCTGTGCTTAAAATTACTGGCATGGCTTATACGTTAATTCTGTTGTTTAATTTATCCTCAAACCCTCTGCGCTTATTGGCCTCAACGGTACCCTCCTTTGTTCCTGTCTTGGTACCTACAGCAGAGCCTCTGAGCACAGCCGCCTCAATGGCCTCAATACTGTTTCCAGATAGCTCTGTTTCTACCCGTATTGAACCCTGGGCCCTGGAACTGGCAAGCGTTGCGGGCACCCCCGGAATCATTCCACCATCCTGGAATTTATACCGCAAAGGTACGGCCCTGACTCCAGGGAACGGCACCCCGTTGCCGTCCATTTTGTTTATTGCGCTGGCTATCTCAGCAGGGGTGCCAGACACATGCACAACACGGGTGGAGCGCATGGACTTTTTATTGATCACTCCCTCCTGGCCCTCCAGCTCCACACGCTGGCCGGTAGACCGCACCCTCATGGGCACACCTCCCTGGGAGTGGCTCGGCCCGTCTACCACACCTCCAGCCGCAAAGCTTTGAGATTGCAGGACAGCCACCTGGGCTGCTCCACGGATAGCAGCAAGGGCAGCCGCCGCTACAGCGTTTGGCACAAAAGGCTGGACTGTAGCCAGTGCGTTACCTATGGCCAGTGCCGTGTTGGCAATAGCCTGCTGTATTTTAATCCGCTGCTGCTCTCTGGCCGCCTGCTTTTGTAGCTCTATTTTCTCCCGCTCAAACTCCTGCTCAATGCGTTTCTCCTCCAGGCTGCCACGCTCAACTCCCTCCAGCCGCTCGTCACGCTCCTCCTCGGCAATTCTGAGCCTCTCATCTGCTGCCTCCTTTGCCGCCTGGGTGCGCTGCTCAAACTGGGCATCCACAACGCTCTGGAGAGCATTGAGTCCAATGTCCCTGACTTGCGCTAAAAAGTCATTCTCAACCTCAACGAGGCCCTGCTTTGCCTCTTTGCCTGCCTCCAGCTCTGCCTCATACATTTGGTTTTTTATCCTCCTGTACTCCTGGCTGCCCTCCTCCGTAAACTTTAACTGAGTCCTCAGCCGCTCCAGCTCTGCCTCCTCCAGTATCTCCGTTTTGCGGGCCTGGTACTTTTCAAAGTCGAGGTTTTCACTCTGTAGGGCCTCGATCTGCCGCAATGACCGCCGCTCTATTGCTGCCAGCTCTGCCTGCTCCTGGCCCTCCTGGCTTACCGTAGTGTCTATCTGGCCAATGGTGTTGTTTACCTCTGGCAAATTTGCTGCTCTCCTGGCCTCGTTTGCCAGCTCCTCCAGGCTCTTTGTGGCCTGGTCAGTGATTGCCTCCCGGCCACCCTCTGCCTCTATCCTAAGACGTGCCAGGGTCTCCTCTGCTTTTTGCAGCTCCTGCTCTTTCTCAATGATCTCATCAAAGGTGGCCCTCAGTGCATTATTAGAGGGCTGCCGTTCAACTTCCCGCTTTAAATCCTGCAATTGCCCCCTGAGAGCTTCCACAGAGCCGTCTGCCGGGAGCTGGAGCCTTTCAGCCGTTGTGTCCCCGCTGTCTCCCTCTGGGGCCGCTGAGCCGCTGTCAGAGCTTTGATTTGCAAATGCCCGGAGTGCCGCCTGGTTGATACGCTCAACAGCGTCCTCAAAAGAGTCAGCACTAGCCACAGCATCGTCTGCAATCTGTGCCAATAATTTACTGCTCAGCCCCAGGTCTCTGCCCAGGCTCCGTATAAGGTCATTCAACTGCTGGGTCTGGTCTTTAGTGAGCTGTAAACCGCCGCTGGCTCCCTCTGCTGACTCTTTGAGGTTGTCCAGTTCTCCAGCATAACGCCTGGAGGCCTCGGCCCCCTCGGTAAAGGCTGCCCCAACATCTGAAAAATTACCCTCTCCCAGGAATGCGTCACGAAGGGCCCCGTATGCGTTAATGATACCGTTTAAAACGTTTGGTATCTCCACTAATGTGTCCCGCAAAAAATTGAACGTATTAGCCAGGCCATCCACCACGCCGCTCAAAAATGCGCTGGACTCAATAGTGTCCTTTACTACCTGGACAAAAAGCCTGAGGCCGCGTACAGTTTGGGTAATTATGCCGATAGCCAGCACCAGTGTGTTGCGTATAAAATCCAGCACCTGCCCAAAACGCCTGGCTGGGTCTGTTCCCCTGAACAACTCGGAGACTAAAGCCCCCACCTCATCAACTAAGGGCCGGAATGCCTCAAATAAAAACTGTACGGTGGACTGTAGCGGCTGAAACAAAGATGTGGCCCCCTGTACCACCCCTCTGATTGTATTGTCAAAAAGGTCTACAAAGAACAACTGGAAACCCTCCAGGGCAGAGCGGAATTTATTTATATCTCCAGTGAGCGTGTCCTCCACAATAGATGCAGCCGCTGCTGCTGCCCCCACTTTGTTGCCGTACTGATCAACAACCTCGCCGGCCTCGTTAAACGCCTCTGAGAGGCTTGCCACGCTGTCACGCTGAGCCACCAAGGCTGTCAGTGCGGTTGCTGCCTCCCGGCCCACCAGCTCCGTTGCCTCAGATACCCCTATTTGCTTTTCCTGCAAAACATCCAGGGCCCGTGCGTAATCCTCGGATGACTCAACCACAAAGCCCACCTCCTGGGACAATTTTGAGCTTTCTGTGCCCAGGTCTGTAAACACTCGCCTCAACGCTGTGCCTGAGCGGCTGCCGCGTATGCCTACATCTGCCAGGGCTGCAATTGACGCGGTGGCCTCCTCTATCTGGATACCAACAGAGGCCGCTACGGGTGCCACGTTCTTTGTTGACTCCCTAAACGTTTCGAGCTGGAGGGCTGAGGAGTTGAAACTCTGAGCCAGGACATCATTTACGCGCTTTGTCTCCCTGGCTGATAACTGGTAACCGCCCAGGGTGGCTGCCACCACGTCAGCACTTTCAGCCAAATCCTCCCCGGTAGCCAGCGCCAAATCCAGGGTGCTCTCCGTTGCGTTGTCAATTGCCTGGGTATCAAATCCCACCCGTGCAAAATTTATCTGCAATTGCGCCACCTGGGAGGCTGTAAACTGCGTGGTTTCGCCCAGTTCCAGTGCCCGGTCTCTAAGTTTTGCCACCTCATCCGCACTGGCACCACTCACAGCCTGGAGGATAGCCACCTGGTTGGTAAAGTCCGCAAACAGTTTGATGGATGAAATTAAAGCCTGGCTTATTTGATCGAGTGCCAGGCCAATGCCAGCGGCAGCCAGCCCACCCTTTAAAGCACCAAAAGCCCCAGACACAGCGGATTTGTAGTTACCCACATTCCTGAAACTGTCCCCAAAGCCTTTGTCAATCGTTTTGAGTTCCTGAGTTATGGAGCTAATTTGCCCCTGGAGGTTTAATCCACGGCCGGACTCTCTAGCCTCCCGGCCCAGGTCTTTGTACTCGTTTTTGAGCCTGGTGAGCCTAAACTGTAATTCCCGGTAACTTTCGCTCCCTTTTTCGGCAGACTCCAAAAATGCCCGCTGGCTTTTACGGGTCTCATCGCGTACCTGTTTCTGGATACCTTTTAAGGCTCCCAGGTCTCGCTGTATCTCTTTGTACCTGTTTGCATCCTCAACCTCCAGCAGCTCCCGGTTAAGCAGCTTAACCGCTTCTTTGAGCTGTTTCTGGTTGCGTATTGCAACATCTACACCGTCAATTTTTAACTCATACGCAATTACCTGCACAATAAACGAGTTGTGCCGTAAACCTTATGGACGTTGCCCCCTGGTTGGTGTGCCAATAACATCCCTGAGGATATTATCCACGGCCTCCGTATTTGCCACAATACGGTCTAGCTCTTTCTGTACTCGCTGAGCACCAAATTTAACCCAGTTCAAACGCCGCCCATTTTTGGTAAACCTGTATGCGCCTGGCAGCGGTATGCCTTTTAATCCAATTTGTGCCTGGGTGCGCCTGGAGAACGTTAAACGCTCTTTTGCAGACACCCCACGTTTTACAAACGTTGACCACCTGAGCAGCTCCTTTAAAGGCACAAATTTTGGCTTTTGCCTTTGGTCGAGGTCGAGCATGTATTTTTCCACCAGCACCTGGCCCACTATGCCTTTGGATGTCACCTTTAGCTGAGGTTTGAGAGAGCTTACCCCTTTTCCGCTGGCAACATGCCCCTGCTCAGTGATCTCCTTTTTTGCACCCTCAATTAGCGTTTTGAGCAACAAACGCCCCAGTGCCTCCAGCTCTCTCCTTTCAGCCATTACCTAGTTACTCCTTTTTGATCATTGCCCACAACAAAAAACGAGTTCTCACCCAGCTCAGGTGGGCAAAACCTAACGCTCAGCTCAATAAAAGCCCCGCATAGTTCTGGGTACCCCATGTCCTCAAAGCTCATTTTTTGCACCTTAGCCTCCCGGATGTTTAGCACCTGAGCATCAATAGGGGAGAGCGGGCTGTATGAGTCAATTTCCCCCTGTGCCACCAGCCAATCCATGTACGCCTGAGTGCCTATGATCTCCAGCCCTCCCGGCTGTACCACGTTGGTGTATGCCTCTCTGAGCTGGCTGAGTACGTAAAGGCCATGAGTAAACAGTGCCTGGTATGCGCTGTTTGCAGTCCTTTGCCACTCTGTGCTCTCATCCGTCTGGAGCGGTGAGAACAGGTTTAGCACAACATTACTAACATGGTTCTCCACAATTGTGGACTCTTTGTAGTACGTCAGGGCATCGAACTGGGCAGCCATGTCCTCCCGGCTGGCTCCACTGCCCACCCAGTCCCTGGCCCAAAAATCTCCTGCCTGGTAATCCTCAAACCTGCACTGGAGGGTACTGTCTGTAAACGCCTCAAAACTTTGTATCTCCGCAAACGTGTTGAGCCTGTTCTCCTGGTATGGGTAGAACATTACACACTCTCTGAGGAAACGTTTAAATGCCTGTTCGTTTAACATCTTTACCAGTTTTTGATCAATACCCTCCAATCAACAGGTGCCACTTTGTTGCCTCCAAACCAGGGGTGGGTTTTAAGCCAAAAAAAACGGGTGTCCATCTTTTCTGAGCCAAAACTGTTGTCCTCTGGGAATGCAAACCCATACTCACTTTTGCCGTGCATTGCCAGCTCTCGGATGAGCAAAGCCTGCCCAGGCTCCCGTGTTGCCAGCGGTTTTGATGCTGCCACAAAGTCCCACCACCGCTTTTTAGCCTCAGAGGCTGTGACGGTAAAAGGGCTGGACATATCCTCCAGGATATTGGCACCAATAGTGGAGCCATCCCCTAGTATTACCCGCTCGTCTTTGTGTATATACGTGGTATACTCAAACAGCCGCGTGGCAGGGTTGTACCTGCTGGCCACCATGTACGTGGACACATGGGGCCGTACCCTGAATTTTCGGCCTAGCACTTTATTCCAGTCCCATTGGTCTGGGTGTATACCTCCATCCTCATCCATGTGAATGTAAATAGAGTCCTGTGGGTGTATCACAGTAATCTCCTCCTCTGGCTTATACCCCATAAGCCCAAACCGCAAACGGAGAGGCCAGCTCCAGTGCCTGCCCCTCCGTACTGTGTACTCCCTGAATGGTGTAGCCTCCAGGTCTATCATAAGCCCCTGAGTTGCTTTTTCAAACGCTCAGCGGCCTCCTCCAGTGCGTTAAACCCAGTAGGAGGCATGGGTGAGCCGTGTGTGCTCGTTGTGGCACCTGGCAGCTCTCTGTCCCACACCCCTGCCTCATGCAGCGGGGCCTGTGGGTCTGTGTGCCCCCAGACAGTGAACTCATCCCAATCAATTTCTTTAGCCAGGAGCGGCTGGTCTTTCCGCATTTTCATGCGCACAAAGAACGCCACAACCTCCAGTAAAAATTTGACATCCATAGGGGTGGGCATACCAAATCCAACACGGCCAAAATAGTCCTGGAGAAAAGCCTGGGCCTCAGCCGCTACCTCCTCGCCGTGCCGCTCAGATAGTGCCTCGATCTCACACGCTGGTATACGTCCCTTTTGCCAGTTCTTACTCTCCAGCAACAAGCCAGCCAGCTCCATGTGCTCCTCATTGTCCAGCTCAAACTCAATGGGTGCCGTAAAGCTTGCCGCAATGCCTGAGCTTTTCACCCGGTGCCAGATAAAGGTCAGCTCTTTTTCCACAACAAAACGGTGCTGCCGCTCTTTAAAAATCTCCTCTGGCTCCTCTGGGTTACCTGGCTCGTCTCCAGGCTCGTCTGGGTCATCCCCTGGCTCGTCTGGGTCATCTCCAGGCTCTCCTGGTGCCTCATCCAGGGCAGTTGAGGCCAAAGGCACACCCCACCCATAAAGCTCATCGAACCCAGCCCCGCCCAGGTCTTTTGTGATTGTTCCAGAGCGTACCAGGTCGTGGAGCTGGTCAGGGGTCTGGATGTCTGGGTATGCTGCCAACATAGCGCAAACCATAGCTGTGACGTGTGGAGCACCAAAACTGGTACCGTCTCCCTCCACAAACTCGTTGCGGCTGGCTCCCAGCGTCATAACGTCCACGCCTGGGCCAGTCATATCCAGCTCAGGGCCACGGCCAGAAAAACCTGCCCGCTGCTCCCGGCTGTCAATCGCCCCGGCAGCCAGTACGGATGTCAAACGCCCAGGGAATGAGATGGAGCGGCCATCATTGCCCGCCGCGCAAACGACAAAAATCCCCGCCGCTTTCATTGCGTCAAACGCCTCTTTTGTTGGCTGATGGTCAGCCCCGCCGCCCAGGCTCAGGTTTACCACCAGGGGTTTGTCCCGGAGGAGCGGGTGGTTTTGCTTGTCATCAATGAGCTTATAAGCAAACTCAGCCATCCAGGCATAAGAGCCAGAGCCACGGGAGGTGAGGAGTTTGCGCCCAAAGCCCATAAAGGTGTCCTCAGGAAAAACCTCATGGTTTAACAGTCCCACCTTTACACCTGGTACCAGCCCCAGGATAATACCCGCGCACATACTAAAATGGTCGTGCTGATCAACGAGGCCCTCCTCATTTGTGTGGTTGTATGCCAGCTCCTGGTTGAGCCTAGCCAGGCCCACGTTGTTGGATAGTGCCCCCGTGTCACCCACACAGACATTTACCTGCCGTTTTACGCCCAGCTTAGCCAGCCCCTGGAGCATATAGTCATACCCCCAGTTGTCCCGGTTTTGCGCTTCCACTCGGTTGAGGAGTCGCACGTTTTTGATAGGGTCTAGCACTATGTCCCAGCCCTCATTTTTTGACTGCTCAGCCAGACGGTGGTACCGCCCTGCTCTCAGCTTACTGCCAATCCTTTGCATAAAGTTGTTATTTAAGTAATTTGTAAACTAAATACTCCACCGTTAACTCAAACGGGAGATTGTACATATACTCCAGCCGCTCGTATCCTACCAAAGCCCCCAACAGGTCACTGTCCAGGAGTGCCCGGTATACCCACCTGGGGCCGAGCGTCTCATCTATGTACTCTCTATAGGCTTCTTTAAAAGCTTGTTCGTAGTCCTCAGCATTGCCTCCCTCAGAATTGCGTCCAGGTCTCCGCTGGAAACTAAATTCTTTCGGGCCATAAAAGAAAGCTCCGTACTCAGGGCTATCTCTAAGACTCTGGAGGTATTGGTCAAAAAAAAAGTGATGTCCTTTACCACCCAGTTAGGAATATCCACAAAGTGCTCAGCCCTTTGGCTCAGCCATGCGTCCCGCTCTTTCTTTATTATGGGTATCTCCTCCCCAGGCTTTCTGAGGAGTATGGCCAGCATCATTAAATCTGTGCTGAATGTCTGGGAGGCCTTGTCCTGCTTTGCCTGTTTCTGGCTCTTTGCCAGGAGGTGGAAAAGAGTGTTAACCTCAATGACCTCCAGTGTGGTAAATTGGAGCGGTTTGGGGTTGCCCTCAGAGTCCAGCTCCTCAGGGTCTGTGTCCCATCTCACTCTGTTCCTGGAGACCACCCTGTATGCCCTGTCCGCTGTGAGGGTGTACCGCTGCCCTTTATAGGTGTACTCATAATCCTGTTTTGTAAAATCAAAGCTGGACGGGTCATACTCCTGCATTAAACGCTCATAGTAAAGGTAAAGCCTGTACAGGCTTATGCCCTCGGTCAATGGTGGCAGGTCTTTGTCTTTGAGGTTGTCCTCCTCCAGCATAAATGGCAAGGTGCCCAGGTTGCCGTCTACCACAGCACTCAGGGCCTCTGCCATAATCTCAGGCCGGAAATTATCCACCTCATCCTCTAGCAGGTTTCTAATATACCTCAGTTTGCCATGCTGAAAATCAATATACTGAGCATGGCTCAGCTCTTTGTACCCAGTGTGTACGGCCAGTTTGTTGCCGTCTGCCAGCGTTAGTGTGATCATTGCCCAGGGTTTAGTTGGTTGTATAACTCCTCAGCCAGGTCATCTGCTGAGCGTTTGCCGTTTGTGTCGATCTGGAGCCTGTCAAAGTCAGCCTTTAATGCCTGGATTATGTCCGTTTTGTTGCGGCCCCTGTCAAACCCATACAACTGTCTGAGCTGTTCCAGGCTCTCGCACTGCTCAGGAGTGTCTGGCAGGCTTTTCTCCCCTTTCCCAAACACAGACGGCAGCTCTGGTGCTTTCTTAGCCTCAGGAGCCTCCTGGGCCCCTATCTGGTCAGCAGCCTCCTGGAACCCCTGCCCGTCCTCTGGGCTGTCCTCATCCTCACCGCCTACAGCCAGGGCCATGTTGTCACCGATGGCAGCCACCAGCACATCCTGCTCATCCCCACAGCCACCACAGCCCTGGGAGCCAGTGCTGCCCACCTTGCTCAGCTCATTGCTGGCAATAACTACAGAGGGCCTGGCCTGTGCCTTTGCTGTCTGGTTATTGAACTCGCCCAGCTCGGCCGCCACGGCCTGCTGTTCCCCGTAGACGTTTTTTGTGACAGAATACAAAAAAGCCACAGCGTCATTGCCACAGCCATTTTTAACCATGTCGGGGAGCACGTCTTTTACCGCCTCCACCAGCTTTTTCAGCTTACTGTTTTTTACTTCCATTGGTCTGTTGTTTGGACGCAATATACAAAAAAAAATACCCTCCAGCTAGTGCCAGAGGGTATGGAGCTTTAAGAGAGAGTAGACTTTAAGCGTTGATAATGCGCTCTTTGACCTTGACCACCTTTTGCGTCTTGTTGCATGTCACTTTTGTGACTTGCTTTTTCAGCCGTGGCCGTTTTGGTTTCCGCTCATTTGACTTACTCATGGTCTGTGGTTTTGTTTATTCAAAAAGAGTGTCAAAAAGTTGGCTAAATGGGTTTTTTTTGCCGTGTACTAGCTCCCCAATAGCCTCAAAGGTCAGCTCTGGCCCACCGTTCTCCCACAGCTCCAGGAACTACTCCAGGGCCTCAATTGAACCCAGCTCCAGCGGGAAAAGGTCTCCCTCAGAGTCCTCCAGAACGCCAACGTATTGGTGGGTAAAATCCTTCTCGCCCTCCTTAGAACGGTGCACAAACTGCAAGAATTTGCAAATCTCTGAGGTGCCGTCAGCCTTGAAAATTTCCCGCTCAGTCTGGCTCTCCATAAACGTGTTGGCCTTTTCGGTAAAGCCAATGGCCAGCCTGTGGTGGTTGTATTTTGCAATTTCCAGCCGGAGGGCCGCACTGCCAATAATGTAACCAGTGCGAGTGTACAGTTCGTCTGACTCGCTTAATTTCAAGTTTGATAAATCCATTTTGTAACCTGTTTGATTATTGAAAGATGGGGCACCAGGGCCCCGTTGTTTACTTAACCGAATACGTGCTATAGTCCAGCTCCAGGTGGAGGTTGCCCTCAACCCATGCCTGTGTAAACTCCTCAGCCTGGAGTGGTGTGAGCTTATAGATATGTGCGCCACCCATTGGCCGAGTGAAATAAAAAGCCACCACCAGCTCTGAGTTGTCTGGCTCCCACTCGCTGATAATGCCCATTAATTTTACGGGGCAAAATTTGCCCTGGTATGTTGCGGGCACCGTCTTGTTGCCTGCAATTTTGCAGGTGAGGTTTTGCCCATAGGATAAAGCCCTCTCCTCAATGGCCTGCTTTGCAATAGCAAGCTCAATCTCTATTTGGTCAACGTGCGCCTGCATCGTTTCCAGTATCTCCTCAACATTTGTGGTCTGTGGTTTCATAGTCGTGGTTTGTGGTTGTTATAAATTATTGAACAATTCAAAGGTAATGTATTATCTGGAGTATTCCAAAATATTTGGGCTGTTTATCCAAAAGAAAAACCCAGGGAGGCACCCCCAGGCTTTTCAAGTTAGGTTTACAGCGGTTACTGATAGGCGCAATATACTATTTTTTGCCAATAATATACTGCTCAATAAAAAACTCTCTCGCTGCCAGTGCTTTCAGGTACCCCAAGACTCTCAGGTGGCTATCTGTAAACAATAGGGTGGCACCTTTGAGGCTGTCATAAAAATTGTTTTCGATCAACACGGCTGGCCCTATGGTCTCCCGTACCATCTTAAAGCCGGCCTCTTTGTCCTGGTCACCGTCCCTGTGGTCTGTACGCAAAGGGAGCCAGGGCATAAACTGGCTCATTTGCCTGTACAAAAGCTCAGCGTACCTGTCAGACAACGTTTGCCCCACGCTGGTATATGCCTCAAAGCCGTCAGCGTTATGGCCAGGAGAGCCATTACAGTGCTCTGAGATTGTCAGCCATGTGTTGTAAAGATGCACAGAGCTGTTTATTAGCCGCACACGCTCAGAGAGGTCTGTGTCCTCCCAGGGGTCATACACCTCAATTACATTTATGCCAAACTCGTTGAGAAAATATTTGGTGTACCCTGCAATGGTTCTATTGAGCACACCCTCATAAACATACCCGTCCCGGTGGCCCTCAAATATCTCAGGGTCAAATTTATACTCTCTGCTGGGTGTCTGGTTCTCTCCTGTCTCTGGGTGTATTGCACCGTGCCCAGCGTCCAGGAAAACCACAGAGCTGGCCAGTATGTCTGCCAGCGGGCTGTTGATGTCTTGTAAATTCATAGCACAAATATAATTAAAAAACCGCACCACTCGCTCTGGAGTAATGCGGTTTAAACGATGTGGCAGCCTGCCAGTTTAAAACTTTGCCACATATTGCGCCTTTGGCATGGGCTTGCCCAGCCATTTGCACACCTTTCGGATAGTAATAAGGCTGCCCTGGCCATTGCTCAGGTTGCTCAACGTGCTGGTCTTTATAGGAGCGTTATTGTCAACCCCTATGCGGGTCATGGGTGTGCCCTCCTCCTGGAGTTTTTCCCTGACTAGCTCAGCCACCTTTTTACAGAGGGCTGCCTGTGTGTATGATCGCTGTTGGTTAACTGTCTTTGTTTCCATTGTTGTTTGATTTAAAGTTGTACGGAATATATGGAAAATGGGAGGGCCGGCAGTGATCGTTTTGCACCATTCGAGCAAACAGCATTCTGACAAAATCCCGCTCGTATTTTCTCAGGAGTCCTGCCTCGCCTTTGTCCAGGAGCACCCTGGCAATACTGGGGAGGTATATGGTTTTAACATAGGCCTCCACAGTCATTTTTACCGTCTCTGCCTCCTCCAGTATTCTCTGAGATATGTGGGCAATTTCATAGTTAAACATAGCCAGCTCAAACTGCTGCCGCTTAAACCTTGGTGTCTCACTAGAGGTGGAGCACATTCCAGCCATTGCCTCATCTCTCCTGGTGCTGTGGTAATCCAGCATGTCCTGGACTATTTGATTAACGCTTACTTTCTTTTCCATTTTCAAAAGTTGTGGTTTGTGGTAATGGTCGCAATATAAGCCAAATATTTTGGAATAACAAACGGTTTGGAATTAATCCAGGTATTTGGCCACATATTTGATGACCTCTAGGCCCACAAAATCGAGCGGGGCCCTAAAGCCATAGGGGAGGGTATACGTAAACTCAGCCCGGATGTTGTACCCCAACACTCCCCAGTACCCTGTGCCAGTGATCTCCACAAGCTCTGTGTTTACATCCACGGCAACATCTGTGACCATTTGGAGGCTTACCTCATCCCCCTCTAAAAAGTCATGCTCACCCTCCAGGCTGGTTGCCCGCAGGCTCCAGTCCTCATGCGTTGCAGTGAGTGTGCCGTTACTGTCATCCACGCTGGTCAGCACAATTGATGGGCACACCAGATTTAAGAATGGGCTGACAGCCTCGTGGCTGTCCAGGTCGTATGCCCCCAGGACGTGCTCCACGGGGTTCTCCCCGGCAGACACCACGCGGGTAACTGCCTTTAGGGAGGTTTTGCGGTAGGTCTCCAGGTTGTCCAACAGTATTGGGTCAGAGCTAGAAAATTTGAGCAATGTGAGCACCCACGGAGGTACCATACTGCCGTTAAACATCCAGATGGATGGCTGGGCTGTCTCCTCCCATTTACTCCTGATCAAATCCACCTGCGCGTCAAATGTTGGCTGGTGGTAAAACTGCTGGCTGAAACGTGCTTTTAGCTTTTCCATTAATTCAATTTTTACCCCATCTGGGGTGTGATAAAATCCGAGTTGTCCATGTTGTCTATGTGATCACTCACAGCCTCTGACAGCTCCTCTGGCAACAATTGGCTGGCCAGCATACTAAGCACCAGCCCGGCCTCCTCTTTGGTCATGTGTAGGCTTATTGTCTTATCCTCGAAAAGGTAGCTCATGGAGAACATATCCCCCATGTGTGACAACAGCCTGAGCTGCTTTGCTTTTGATACGTCTACGTATTGATAAACTCCTGTCTCTTTACTCATGGTTTGTGGTTTGTTGCTTTGTCAAAATTACGCATTTAGTGCCAGTAATCCAAATCATTTGGAAACTCAAAAACTGGCAGCTCGATCTGTGCCACTTGCTCCTGGCTCAGGTTTGTCCACCTCACCTGCCCTTTAAAAGGGAATGGGTTAATGGCCTTTACCCCTGCATACTTATGGCAGTACAGCCCAGAGTGGTACCTGGCAAATGTGGCCTCCTCATCCTCTGGGGTCATTTTCCATGTGTTAACTAGCCGAGCCACACCTATTGCATGGCCGCAAAGCTTGCCCCAGTCAGGGCCCACGTAGTGGAGAATCCGCTGGTAATTCCAAGGGCCTGCAATCTTTAGTACCTCGGATGGCCTAAACGCCCTCTGGCTGGCACAAATCAAAACGGTGCCCCTGTGGGACGTATCCCACCTCCTGGTCTCCACTTTTCCCTGGAGCACCAGCGAGGCAAATGGCTCCCGTATACTCAGGGCTTTAACTGGTGGTACCAGCTCAATGCTTTGAGTAAGTTTGTTAGTCATCCTTAAAAGGTTTGTACCCTGCCACCATTGCAGAGCATGTGATCAAAAAACCCAGCAGCAAGCTGAGCACCAATTTTCTGGCTGTCTCTATCTCTGGGCCCAAATACCAGACCAGAGGAGCTGAGAGAATAGACAGCACCAGGATAGTAATGGGGAAAATGTACCTTTTCATATTCAATTAAATGTTAAATGTTAAGTAAAAGAGCACCGCAATAGGGACTAAAAAAGTAAGAGCTTCCACTAGAGTTGCCCACTTAAATATATCTTCTCCGTTTTCGTAAAACTGAGAGTGTCCATCCTCTGGCAGTGCAAAAATTACGTATATCGCCATGGCAGCAACAGATACAGCCAACACAAAAACTGTGTATGTACTCATTTGGCCTGTGTTTTAGTATGAGAATAGAGTTTAAACAACATCTTTGAGTATGTGCTCAATGGTTGACACCTGCCAGCCATTGCCTGTGATCTTAACGCCCTGGGCTGTGCTGACCATATCAACGTACCCCTTAGGGAGGCCCATGAGCTTGCACCGCTCCTGGTTGGTCAATAGCCTGTAATCAAACCCCAGGTGGGGCCGCCACAGCCTGGTACCTGGTGGGTGGTATGCCAGAACTGTGTCCTTTGCCACAGTTGTCAGGCAGTTTATTTTTGGCCGGCCGTTTACCTCCAGCCTCTGGGCTGTGATCTTTGGCTCTCTGGAGATGTAGCGGCCACGCACGGCAGCAGAGTACAGCCGCTCCACACCTAGCTCCTCCAGGAAAGATGGGCCAGGGCCCTCTCCAGGCTTTATGGGGAAATTTGCCCAGTACAGCCGCTCCCGGTTTTGCCCCGAAAAGCTAGAGCTGTTTACCAGGACAGGCTCCACCCCCAGGTAACTGGAGATAACATCCGCGTTTTTCTTTAGCATGGGGACGTTCTCCAGCAAAAATTTGGAGGGCTTGCACTCATCCAGAATGCGGACAAACTCAAAAAACAGCTTACTCCTTTCATCCTCAAACGCTTTACCCTCTCCCGAAAAACTAAAACCCTGGCAAGGGCTGCCACCCATCAAAAAATCAACGCTCCCCAGGTCTCTGCCATTGATCAACTCAACACGGCCGAGCTGGTTTATTGCCGGGTGGTTTGCATTTGCCACGGCAATTGCGTGTTTATCCACCTCGGAGGCATTGTACTGCTCAACATCTGCCTGGAGGTTTCTGAGAGCCTGGAGTCCGCAGGCCCCGCCGTCAAATAGTGATACATACCTCATAATTCGTTTTTTTGGGGCCTCTCGCTGCCTGTGCTGCCGTTTAGCTGGTTTTGCGCACGTACAGCCAGCAAACAGCAAAAGGCCCCTCTGTGATCTTTAGAGAGCGTCAAACTCCTCCTGTGCCGCGTCCAGCATAGCCTCAAAATATGCCCCCAGGTAGTCCCGGAATTTTTCCATTTGACGGCACCCCTCAGAGCCGTCCTCCGAGTGGGTGATAAAAATGCCAGAGAGGAATTGCACCCCCCTGTTGTTTATCAACATCCCCGGCCGTTCGCCTGTCCTGGGCAACTGCCCCAAAGCAATACCCCACTCAGTGGGCCCAGAGGGTGAGGCTGTCCAGTCATCGTTTAATTTCTGTACGATCTGCTTTAGCCCATCAATCCTGTTTTTTAACTCCTGGGCTTTTTCCATCTTCTCAATTGTCATAATATTGGTTTGTGGTCTTTAAAAAATAGCCTGGAGCAAATACCCCAGGCCTGTGTCTTTTCGCTTTATAGGCCGGCAGCCAGCTCAATGTCATACATGCCAAACCCCACCTCCGTGTACTTTACCAAGCCACGCCCTTTGAGGTTTGCCAGGGTGGGCATAGAGTATGGCCCATCCACCATGTCAACCACACAGCAATTGCCCTGGCTGAATGACTCAATGATGAGCTGGAGGAGGCTGTGCTCATCCTCACTAAGCAGCCCAGCGTTTACTGTCCCGGCTGGGGCCAGCCTGGTGACCTTATAAAAAATGTTCGTGCTCCCATAGGGAGTGTACACTTTAAAGGCACCAGGTGTCAGGGCTGACAGCTCCCCAGTAATTGGGGTGTACTTTCCTATCCATTGAGTCATCAACTTTGAGAGGAGGCTGGGCAAAGAGCCATAAACCGCACTGGAGATGGCCCTGTTTCGTGCCTGGCTACCTCTGGGGCTGTGGATGTTACTGGACACAGAGGTGGACTCTGTAATGGTCAGCAAGTAAAAACGCTCCTCCTCCTGCTCAGAGGCCTCCTCAGAGGCTGCTGTAGCCACTGGGGTGCCCTCAGTGCCCTCTGGAGCCTCCTGGGTGCCGTCTGGCTCCTCAGGTGTCTCTGGAGCCTCCTGTACGGGCTTTGCCGCACTCAGGTAGGGCCGCATGGAGTAGGTGCCGTATGGCTCACAGTATTCTGTGCCGTCCTCGTATTGCTTGATCTTTTTACGGACAATACCCGTCTCCCCCTGAATGTCCAGCCATACCGTTTTTGCGGTACGCTTGACAACGGTGGCAGGTGTCTCCAGCTCTGAGTCACCTATAAACTTTATGCGGTAAGTTTTTCCTGTCTCGAATTGCATGGTTTGCGGTTTGTGTGTGTTGTTAAATAATCTCTTTCCCTCTGACAATTACAAAGGTGCATATAATAAACGAGAGTTCCAAATAATATGGCACCTAATTGTAAAAAAAATAGGAGCCAGCACTGCCAGCTCCATGCCTGCCCTATAAATTAGGGTTTCGGCCCTTTTGGTTGTACACCTTATCAATTTTGCAGGTACCTCCCGCCTGGATGTAACCCAGCATGGCCTGCAAAGCCTCTGGCTCTGTTTGGTGGTATGACTCCACCTCCCAGTAATCCCTGCTTAAAAGCTCGCAATACTTGCGAATAAAAACCGCGTGTGTGACCTGTATCTCATCCATGACAGCAATATAAATTTAGGGCCAGGGCAGTGCCCCAGCCTGTGGTTAAAAATCAAACTAGGAGGGCCCCGGCTGACACATTGCGATCACCGTTGAGCCAACGCTCTGCCGCGTCCTCCACTGGGAACCTGGCAGAGACCATACTGAGGCCCACCCATAGTGCCACACGCTCCCGGCCAGAGAAAATGGTGTGCTTTACCGTCAGCACCTCCAGCACCTCCTGGGGTACCAGCCTGTAAGTATTCAGGCCGTTTTTGCCCTCATAGTACAGATAAGGCTCCAGGAGCTTCTCTCCGTGGTGCTCAGGCTCCAGGGCTACCTCATAGCCTTTGGTGTCCTTAATAACGCTCATCCGAAAAGTCCCAAACTCGTAAAACATAGTACAAAGATTTTGCCCTGAACAGCGGGCCGCTGGTTATGCAATTATTTTAACTGTGTCACCTGCTGGGTACATCCAGAGGCTCACACGCTCAAAGCCTTTGCCATAGTAGAAAACCTGAGCATTACCGTAATCCTCGCAGAGGATACGATCAAAACCGTCAGCCCTGAGGAGCTTAATGATTTTGGCAAATGTGCTGTGTAGGCCCTCGCCTACGTTCTCCACAACCACAGACGTTTTGCCGTCTGCATAGGTGGTGGGGTGGTTGTGGTTGTATTGCGCTGTGATCTCGTTTAAAATATTCATAACAAATGGTTTGTGTGTTGTGTATGTTTCCCTCTGACAATTACAAAGGTGCACATAGTTCTGGACAATTCCAAATAATATGGAATATTTATTGCAAAAAAATAGGAGGCCCCGCTGTGAGGCCCCTGTATCCTGGGGTTTACCTTGCCACCAAGGTCTCCCCATACACTGTGCAATATTCCCGGCCAGCCATGTTAAACAGGATAGTCACATGGATGGCCTGTTCTCCTTTGGCTTTGAATGAGGCAGCCCCACCTCTGTGGTGGGTGAGCTTCACCCTTTTACCAGATGGCAACCTATAGAAATAGTTAGCTTTGAACCGTTTAAACTGTGTCGGGTCTTTGGTCGTAAAGACCACCCGCTGGCCGTAGTAAATACGGGCTGGCCTATTCTCTCTCAGTGCTACACTGTGAGCTGTAGCCAGTGCCAGCTCCATGCTGTTGTACTTGCCAGCTTTTTCAACTCTGTACATAAACGTGGTTTGTGGTGAGAAAAAAAAAGAGTGGGGGACATGCCCCCAGGGTTTTACCCCATGCGAACCAGCTCAAACGTCTGGGCAAACTTGAACTCCTCCCGGCTGACAAAGTTGACCTTTGCCAGGGTATAGAGGGAATTTGCAGCCTCCACGAACACTAGGCCATCAATGTGCATGGCTCCTGACGTTCGCACATCCAGCCGCATCCGCAAAGCGTCCCGCATGAGGTAATTTACAGCCTCCACAAACTCCTCCAGGGTGTCTGTGTTGGCGTTAAACCCTGACTCGTATAGGTCGTTTACCCTCTGCCGGATTTTTAACTGAGTGGCATACTTTACGGCCTGCTCAGCGTTGTGGGCTGACTGGATTTTGACTGCCAAAGACTCAACCTCCTGGTTGTTCTTTTCGATCATTTGAGACAGACCTGATTTGATCTTTGCCATGTCTGTCTGGTTGGTCTGGTTGGTCTGGTTAATCTTTTTCATTCTCGGTGGTTTGTGTGTGTGTTGTAAAATTATGCGTTGCCGGATAGCTCAATATATTGGCCATCCCGATCAAATGTAAAATCAAAGCTCCTGCTCAGCCTCGTAAACGAGTAAACAGGCAGGCTGTTGTCCTCAATGACTGTGCACTGAGGGCATGGCACGATATTGTACACGGTACCGCGTGGCCCCGCCACTCGCAGGAATGAGCGGCCCGCGTGGAGGAGCTTAAACTCCCTGGTGCCCAGGGTCAGTTTTCCATCCTCAAAACGGCCAGCCAAATCCTTTATGTCTGCCTCTGCTTTTGCTTTGATCTGCTTAACGTCTTTCATTGTACTTGGTTTGTGTGTTGTATCTCTCTGACAATTACAAAGGTGCACATATTAATTGGCAATTCCAAATAATATGGCACCTAATGTAAAAATAATTATCCCACCAGGCTAGAGTATGCCCTGCGGTTGTACCCAGTGGACTCAATAAAGTCCTGGCTCTCTGGGTCAGCATCTACCCGCTCCCCGTGTGAGGATAAATACAGGCCTCCCTGCTCTTTCCAGACCATTACCTCCTCCCAGGTGAGCGTGTCCTCTCCCTCCAGAGACGGCACATACACAAATGTGCCGTGGGGCAAATCGCCGAGGCCCTTAAAATTATACCCTATAAACTCCAGGGCTTTGCGGACAATAGCCCGCTCCCAGTCCTCCACTGGCCGGTCAAAATACTCCTCAGATGCAGCCAGGACTGTTGTATAAACCTCATTGTCTGAGAGGTTGTCCATTAGCCCACTCACACGGGTGTAAATAGTGCATACCTGAGCCAATAGGCTGGCCTCTGAGCGTGGCTCCTCAGGCTCCTGTGGCTCCTCCTCAAACTCACCATCTGGCTCCATATACTCAGCCAGGTGGGCTGAGGCATTGATACCTGAGAACGTGGTGGAGGTCACCATCTCATCTGGCCAGCGGGTGTGTACCCTGTATGAGGTCTCACCGAGCTGCTCCCAGTTGTTACTCTGGAACAGGAGCATGGCCTGGTAATGGTCAGCCTCGCTGTTAAAGTGCTGCTCAAACTTAAAGGTGCCTATCTCTGTAATCAACTCAATTTTAAAGTGTGTCATTGTCTCTGGTTTGTGTGTTGTGTAATATGCTTCCCTCTGACAATTACAAAGGTGCACATACTATTTGACAATTCCAAATAATATGGCACCTAATTGCAAATAAAATCAAATCAATCCTCTGGCACTCCTATTTCTGTCACCGTGCCGTCCCGTATGCCGGCCACGATTTTCTGGAGCAGGGATTTGGGAGCCTTTGGCAGATGCACTGGCTCACCTTTGCCGTGGTGTATGGTTTTGCCCTTTAAGTGGGCAGGGGGGGCCACGCTTATGTACTTCTTTTTTTTAGCCATCAAATAAGTGGTTTGTGGTTATTGAATAGCCCCAGAGGCTCTGAGAGCCTCCAGGAGTGGTTTTATCTGTGTGCCTTACACCAGGTAGCCCATAATGGCTTTAAACTGGGCTGTGGCTGGGAGGTAATCTCTGTGAGGCTTTGCTGCAATCAGTCCGTGGCTGGTTTCGATCATTGGCCCGTCCCCGTAGTGGGAGACAAACCGCACGGTATGTTTGCCCCAGTATGTCCAGCCGTCCCGCTGGCTGGGGAGGTATACCTCTGTGCCGTCCTCAACATCTGCCAGGGTGGGCAGGGGTGCGAGTCCCATAAACTCCAGGGCATCCCGGATGGACTCCCGCTCCACAGCGGTACAAGCCTGGCCCCTGAGGCTCTCAACGTTTGAAAGCACCATTGCGTATACCACGCGTGGGTCATCGCTCTCAACCTTATCCTGGATGTCCACGTATACCTGGGAGGCAAGGGACATAATGGGCATTTTCTTATACTTTCTCATAACTTCTGGTTTGTGTGTGTTGTATCTCTCTGACAGTTACAAAGGTGCACATACTATTTGATAATTCCAAATAATATGGAACATATCTGTAAAAAAAGTGAGAGGCCCACACAAAGACCTCCCACAAATATCCACCAGGTCAGAGTCCTGGGCAATGGTTTGCCCTGGGGTGGGGTGGTGGCTCCCCTGCTCTTTATGCGTTGTGGTAGTCAGTTTTGAGGAGCCGCACAAACTCCTCAGCCGTAATGGGCACAAAACCCTCAAACTGGTCACCGTCAAACCGCCACTCATAAAAATGCTCGGTTTGCACCTCCGTGGAGGTCACACAGTACCGGGAGGAGTGGTAAAGCCTGTACTCACCGTCCCCTAATGAGTCAACAGTTATATTGTCCAGCTCCATGTCCCTCTGGTATGCGTCTTTTGCCATCTCAAAAATTTGCTGCTCAACGCTCAGCAGCTCCAGTGTCTTACTCTCCAGTATTATCATTGCTTTGTTGTTTACGTGTGATCAAATGCAGGGTGGGGCAGTGCCCCTGGCCCTTTATGTCCATACCTTTTGTGGCTTTGGCTTTTTGCCTGTGCGGGCCATTTTCTCAACCAGGTTGAGGGCATCCCCCAGACGGCTGTAAACCTTAAAGACGTGCAACTCTTTGCCGTCTGTGCCTGCTTGGTACTCAATGACCTCAAAAGCCCAGGCCTCGCCCATCCATTCAGCGTTTACCTCTATGCCATCCAGCGTGTCTGCTGGATAGTCTGCTGGAGTGAACTGTGCCCACTCTGCCCCCCAGCCCTCTGCCAGGGGAGGGTCAAACCTGTACTCCAGCTCCCGGCCCTCCAGGGCCTCTGCCCATTTGTATGCAATAGGGAGCACCTGGTCTGCCTTTAGCGGCTGGAGGTTCCTGGATAAAATTGTACGAGCTGCCATAATATGCGGTTTGTGTGTTGAAGAAAATGAGTGTGGGGCCTCTCACCCCACCTGGGCTTTTACACCTCGCCCTCCAGGGTCATGTGTACCGTGTCCCCGGTTTCTGGCATTACAAAAGCCAGCAGGGTCATGCCCTCCACTCTGCTCTCGCTGAGCGTGTACTTAATACCTTTGCACTCCAGGAGGGATATTACCCAACCAGCGTCTGTAAACTTGTGCTTTGTATGCGGGTGCCGCTGGCCGTCTTTGATGACAACGCAGGTAAAAATACCAATGCCAAACCATTTGGCTCCGTTCGCTGTCATCTTAATTTTTGACTTTTTCATGTTCTGTGGTTTGTGTGTTGTTGTATCTCTCTGACAATTACAAAGGTGCAAAACCTCTGGGGCAATTCCAAATATTATGGAATGTTTCTGCAAAAAAAATGCCCAGGTGCCTGGTGGGGCTGCCTGGGCTGTTGTGTTTACTGGTACCGCTCTTTGTACTCTGCCGCTGTGATCTTTGCCAAAGCCTGTGCGTGTGGAGTGGCAAGCTTTACAACCTCCTCAAAGAGCTTGCGCTCAGCCGTATCCAGAGCCGATGTCAGGCCGTACACCACGGTGGAGGTGTAAAAGTGCCGGGACGCGTCTGTGTCACGGCCCAGGGCCTGGTAAAACTCGTAATACTCCCGCTCGGTAATGTAGTCTTTGGCCATGCGGTAAAAGTTAGGGCTTTTAGTCGGAGCGGTCACTCCGTTTGCATACCCTGCCTTATCCTTTGTAATCTTAACGTTTGCCATTTTGCTGTGGTTTGTGTGTTGTTAAATACTCTGTGTCTCTCTGACATCCGTAAAGGTAAGGAACCTAAACGGCAATTCCAAACTATTTGGAATAAATTTTGTCTTTGATCTCATTTGCCGCCACCCCAGACAACCAGGTGCGCACCTCCTTTTTGGCCACGGTGCACCATACGTCTGAGCGGTCATCCAGGTTGATAATGTGCCACTTTGCGCTATTTTTGCGGCCGCTATGGGGCACAGCAACAAAGCGGGACTCACCAGAACGGAGCACCATTGTGCCCTCGAACTCCACCCACTCAACAGGCTCAGGCTTTACTGCCTTAATTTCAGGAGCGTTAGCCTTTGCAGCCTCCACGCGGGCCTCGTACTTTTTGGCAGACTCCAGGGACTCCTGGAGGATTTCATTTGCTTTGGTGCCTGGGGTAAAACGTGGGTCATTAATATTGTACATAATCTTTGGTTTGTGTGTTGTGTGTCTCTCTCTGACAATTACAAAGGTGCACATAAGTCTGGACAATTCCAAATAATTTGGCATTTATCTGTAAAAAAAAGTGAGGCAGCCCAGGCAGGAGGGTGCCCCACGGGGGAGTAATACTCCAGGCTCTGGGCCTGTTTCTCACTCGCTCTTTGATCTCATTAAACGCTGGGCCTCCTCTGGGGAGAGCAACAGCTCAATTGAGAGCCTGCCCCCCTCATGTGGGACGGACTCCAGGTTTACATTTAAACCTCCAGGCAGTGAGGCCCCACGCTCCAGGCAGATGTCCACAAACACAGCTAAAAACTTTAATGCAGGGCCAGCGTCAGCCTTTGCACCATTGCATCTGGTGGGGTTAATAACAGGGATTGAACAGCAGGCACTTAGTGGCATACTCAGCGGTTTTGGTAAATACCAAAGATAGGCTTTTAATCGTAAAAATTGTAATGCGAGTCCTCCCCGCGTACCAGGGCATTTGTCACAGCCATTACCAGGCAATCCACCTCCTCATCATGGGCCATATTGGGAAAACCCGTACACTGAGATATAAAACGCTGGTTCCAGGAGCCTCTCAGGAGCCAGACTCTGTGCTGTTCCATAAATGGGGTAATGGCTTTGGCCCTCCTCACTTTGTCACCCTCTGCCATTTTCCACTCCTCTGCCAGCATACCTGCCACGTCTGTGAGGTATTGGTACATGGCCACCCCTGAGCTTTTTGGCTCTATGTATATGCGGCTGTTTGGGTGCCCATACTTCCTGACAAAAGCCTGGAGGCTCTCTATGCGCTTTGCAAACCGCTGCTTTACTTTGATGTAATCCACCAGGAAAACATATCCTTTGTACGCCACATAGGCCAGTATGCCTGTGGGGTCATTCTCTTTGCCTGTCTTGTCACTGGAGTCCACCACAAAGTTTACGCTTAGCTCATTAAAACCCTCTGGCAGCCTGTTCCAGTCGAGCACTGGCAGCATTGACTCAGTAATGATATTACCGCCACCAGCGGTGGGGGACTGCCCAAACTGGCCCGCGTACTCGATAGAACCCAGAACGCCCAGGAGTTTGTCCAGCTCTGCCTGGGGCATACGTTTGGGGTCTAGCAGGCCACCCTGGTAATACTGCCGGGCCTCTGGTGGGCTTATGGGGTACTCATCGCTGGCAGGGAGGCAGATGTGCCGCACTGGCCGGCCCTCCTTTTTCATTGCCTCCAGCCACACGCCGCTGGGGTCATCCTCGCTGAGCCTCTGCATTATCATTATGAGTGGAGTATTTGCCTTTTCCACTTTACGGGTAGGCAGGGTTTTCTCCACCCAGTCTTTTGCCTGGAGCACTTTGGCCTCTGAGCGGCTGCCCTTTGCGTCTATGGGGTCATCAATGAGTATGAGGTGAGCGTGTGAGCCAATGATCGAGGCCCCGGCAGAGGTGTTTATACGCTCCCCGCCCATTGTGTTTTTGTAGTAATATTTGGAGTCAAAATCTGAGCGTATGCCTATGTAATCAAACATGGCCCTGTACTCCTCTGACTTTATTATGTCCTTGGATTTGGAGCTGTTCCTGACCATGAGGCTGCCAGTATGGGAGCCTGTTATTATCCTGCACTCTGGCATATTGGCCCAGAGCCACGGGTGGAACATTACAGAGGTGAGGGTGGATTTTGACGTGCCGGGAGGGACATTTATTAGGAGGTCATACTGTCTGGGCTGCCTGTTGATTATCCAACTACCAACCTCCTGCAATTCGGCCGCCAAAAACCCCAGGTGCCAGTTGTATATCAGTGGGTCATTGCTGGTGTACTTCCAAAAGAATTTAAAAAACTCCAGGTAGTCATCTTTTAGGACGCTGCCCTGGAGCTTTATTATATCGTTTGTGCTCATTCACTGCCCAGGCTTTTAATGGTCTCCAGTAGCTTTTTGCGGTCTGCCAGCGGTACCTCTGACCACTTGGCCAGCTCCTTAAACGCACCATCCAGTTTTACAGTGTGTGTCTGGTCTGTGCCATTTAGACGGGCCAGCTCATCCTCATTAGCCAGGAGCTTATACAGCACTATCTCAGTCGTTGCATTGCCATTGCTCTCCCACTTGCGCCTGAGCTTTGCCTTTTTTCGGAGCTTATTTGCCAGGAGTGCCTCTCTTATTGTGTGCACACTATGCAAACCCATGTCGTAAAACGTCCTCCTGGAGATGGGCAGATATGTGGTCAAATCCTCCACAAAGTAAAGACTGTGTTTGTCGATCTTTGCCAGGGCCAGCTCCTCCATGTTGTGCCTGAGAGCCTCCTTTATCTCCTCTGACTGTTCCAGCTTTTTTGCATAGAACTGTTTGAGGTTGATGGGTAGGGCAGCAGACAGGGTGTAAAAGTCATACACTCCCTCCTGGCTCCCTATGATCTCCACAGCCATGTCAATGAGCTGCTTTTTGGTATACCTCTTTTGCTTTTTACTTGCCATTGCTCTCCTGTTGTGTCAATAAAACCAGCTCACTCATGGGTCTCAGCTCATTCTGGGGTACCATGTACGCGGGAGGCCTGCCGTTTGGAGCGTTCAAATACTGCTCTCTCCTGCCCTCATCTCCATACAGCCACCCCTGGAGCCTGTACTCTCCAAAAAATCCAGTAACAAGCACATAAGGCACCCTCCCTGCATCTTTCGGCCTAATGATCAAACGCCCGCCGTGCCTATCTGTTTGCCGTACCTCGATAACGCCGGCCACGTCTCCTGGGCCCAATACGCCTACGGTACCACTCCAGAACAGGCCCAGGTACTTTGCCACGGCCATCTCTGCCATTGCTCCCTCCACATGCCAGGCCCAGCTCCCTGACTTCCCTATGTGCTTTGCGTCTCCCTCGTTTACGTGCTTTAAACCTTTCTGGATGGCTTTGAGCTGCCGCATGAGGCCCACGTTTGCGCCCTGGAACATCTCCGAGGGGCTGAGTTCTACCTTTGCCCATTGTGCTGTTTTAATGCTGCTCATGGCTTCTTTATGGTTAATACAGCGTAATCCCCCCACACACCCAGTAAAGACTCCTCCAGGACTTTCCTGGGGTCTATCTTTTTAAGTGGGGCACCGTGCCCAAACATCTCGGCCCAGCCAGTACGGCCCACCAGGTAATACGATAAATAAGCAGTGCCACCTGGAGCCAGGAGGTCAAATACCCGCTGGGTGTCATTGTCTGTAAAGTATGAGGCAGTGCCCCCCAGTGCAAAAATGGTTTTAAACCCATACTCAGTGAGGTGCTCCAGGCTGCAATTTATAATGTGGTACCCCCTATGTCTGGTTTTCGCATAATGGGCCAGCTCTGGGCATACCTCCACACCTGTGTACCCCATAGGGCTGAGGCTCCACTGGTGTGCCAATGACTGCCCGCTGCCCACCCCTACCTCCAGGGTGCGGCCTTGCACCTGGGGCAACACGTTTGAGGCCTCCTCCCTGGCTGTCTTTTTCGGGCCGGTGCAATCCATAGCGTGGAGGTACTGCCGGACAAAATCACTGTACACGGAGCTGTACTCCTTTTTGTGCCGTTTGATGACATACGTTTTATGAGTGGGGATGTCCTCCACTACGTACTCAAACCCATTGGCCGGGTATACAAAACGGGTACCCTCCAGGGTGCCATGGTCTTTGATCATCTGGACAGCCTCCTCAAAACGCCACACGTCCCAGTCATGCTTTACCGTGTACTCATGCGCCGGGGCTTTCTCTGCCGCCTGGTAGTTTCCCAGACGCAACAGCCGGCCCAGCTCCCTGTGTGTCTGTATCTCGTTATACATTGGCCTGGAGTTGTGGGGTCATTGAATGGACAGAACTAAACTCAGAGGTGGGGAAGTTGTAATATGACAGCCAGCGGCTGACCAGGTGCCTGTGGCAAAAATGCCGCCTGTGGGTCTGCATCAACTCTGCCACCTCGCTGAGCTTCTTTGCTCTGTGTATCTTAGCAATCAAAACCGGGTCTGGGGACTCATAGCAAAGCAGTACGGGCACACGGCCCTCACTCATCTCCAGTAACTCCATGAGGATTGCATCAACGGGAGCGTTGGCCAATTGGCGTGTGTACTCTTTGACGTACCGCATAGGGTCAACAGATTTGCCCACCAGGTGAGCAGCAGGAGCAAGGTCTGGGTATGCCGGGACATCCACCCCCCTGGGAGTGTACCGGGCAATGCTTACCGGGTACAACTGAGGATTTTGGGCAATCCTTCGCAAACTTGCAAAATTCGAGGTTAAAACTATCTCTTTGATTCCATCCATAATGCCTGCCATTTTTGTCCTTTGATGTTCCAAATATACTGAAATTTAAGCACATATGAAACAGCCTTAGGGCAGCCATTGCCCCAACCAAAAAACGCCCAGGCTTTTACACCTGAGCGTCCTGCAAAAAATAAACACCTAAAACCCGTTAAAAGTATGAAAAAACTAAATTCTCCCCCTGGTACGCAATTTAAGCATATTATCGGACAACTCAAAGAGAGCCTTTTTTTGCTCCTCTGCCGAGTCATACAACTCACTATCGTACCCTAATTTGTCAATAGCCCTGAGGGCCAGCTCCAGACTGGAAAGTAAAAGGTCGTGCTCATGCTCCTCAAAAACCACACGGACAGGGCCAGGCCTGAGGCTGTCCTTTTGCTTTACCAGGCCCAGAAAATCGAGCGTGTCCTCCCATGGTTCCACCTGCTTGGTTGCGTCCACCATGCTCTCCATCTGGAGTATAGACGCTCCCACCTCAAATGTCAAGTCCTCAGCGTCTCCGATTCCAGCTTTTTCTGCTGAGTCGCTTATGTTAAACGTCAGGGCCTTTGCGCACGTATGGAGGAAGTAAACAGCTCCTCCTGTGATCTCTCCCTCATCCCCTGACATACTTACTGTGCCCGTCCGCTCCTCTCCAGCATAACGAAAATACCCCAGGCTGAAACGGTAAACACCCGGTTTGACCTCCTCCATGTATCCCATTGCCTGGAGCTGTACCCGCAAATCAATGTACCCAGGAGGTGGTGCCATATAAAACTCATTATCCATCGCTGTCAATTTTTGCCCATACCTGAAACGTAGCCTCTATATCATAGGCTGCATCGTGCCACTCCGTGGAGGCATCCGCAACACCCAAGTGGAGGGCAACGGTTTCAAGTTTAAAATTTTCCATCTCGTGCCGCTGGTTTCTCAGGTGGTTTGCTGCCAGTGCCATGACATCCACGGCCCCGTTAAAAAAGTAACTGCCAAAGTACCGCTCCCCGTTCTGCGCAAACCAATTGCGGAGCATCCGCTCATCAAATTTGGCGTTGTATGCGGCCATAAACAATTTGTCCTTTTTGTTGAACTTGTCCACCGTGCCATCCAGCATGGCCATAAACTTTTTGAATACTTCGCGCTGGGGTGGGTACGTTTTCATCTCCTCCAGCGTAATGCCACCTACCTCCAGGGCTTTGGGGCTTACGTTATCAGTCCTGGCTGGGCACATCTTAAAGTTGAACTCCTTTAAAACCTCCCGCTTTTCGAGGTCGTAAATACGGCCGGCAATCTGCCAGATACAATGATCATTGCCAGTGCCTGTGGTCTCTGTGTCGAAAAATAAATACCGTGGTGTCATAATTGTGATTTGTGGTTTAAAATGTGGTTACCAAACCCACCGCCGCCAATGCTTAGCGTGGGAGGCTGTGATTAAATAAAAGCCATGTATAGGTTTAAAAGGCTGCACCTCGAATGGCACACCCTTAAAAGTCAAATATTCCATTACCTGGGCCAGGTCTTTGGCCTCATACCCAGGGTTTACCTGTACCTGCTTTGTAGGCACCACCGCGTATGCCATGTGGGCAGCCTCAGCCATTGCGGCAATTATCTCAGCCGCCTCCAGCTCATTGTGCCGGAAATTTAGCCCACCCACGCAAAACGCGTCTATATAGCTTCGTTTCAGGTTGGTACCTGGCTTTAGCCATACCCGTATATCCCCGTGATTGAAAGGGACTAAATGGTGGCGCTCAAATACATGCTGAAAATCAGAGCTGCTGTCCTGCTGGAATAAGAGCCGAGGGTTGGGAGCGTAAAAATCCAACATCCCCCCCTGGCACTCCACGTCTAAAGAGCTGCAAATGGAATACCTCCACGGGTCTGCCTCTCGCTCCTCTGTAGTTCGGAAAACACGCATTTGCCTGCCTGCTAACTTATAGACCTCCCGCGCCTGGTTTTCATTAGCCCATCCACACGCAACAGCCAGGTTGTGCATGGATACGCGTCTACGGTCTTTGGCCATCTCCTCTGGGGTAGGGTAAGGAAAAGAGACCGGGCAGTGCTCAAAGTCCACCAGCGTGTACTCTGGAGCCTCTGCCTTTTCTTTTTGCTGTTTTTTACTCATGGTTTGTGGTTGTTATTGCTTAGCCTCAAAGATATGCAAATACTTTCAATGTCCCAAATTTTTTAAGACCTAAAAGAGAGAGGCCTGAGATTCCTGGGCCGTATCTGCTGGTATGTATGGGCTTTGCAGGTAGGTTTTGAGCAGCCCAGTGCCCTGGGTTTTGAGTCCGTTCTCCACCAGAAAATTACGTAATTCATACGCAACAGCAGCCTGCCTGGGGAGGTCTGCCATGTAAAGTATGTGGAGGGCTTTTATGCCCCTGCGTGACAAGCTTTTTAGCATATCCTCCACACTGACTTTGACCATCGCCTGCCTGTAAAGCCTTGCCACTCCCTTTGGGGTCTGAGCCTCAGGCTCTGCCCACATTGTGGGGGGAGGAGTCAATGGGGTATTTGTTGCCATTTTCTGCATGGGCTTTGGCAGCTCTAGTTTGCCAATTGACTGAACACCAACACGCGGCTGGGGCTTTATTTCACACATGCGGTGAACTGGAGTAAATACAAATCTAACGTCCATTTGCTAAAGTTTTGAGTTTATCAAAATCGAGGAGCACCCTGTTGACTGCGAACGGAGCCAGTCCTGCTGTGATTGCATACCGTACAACTACAAACTCCCGGCCACCGTAATGCTCAAATGAGTAAACCACCTCTGCGGTCTTAATTACTTGTTGATCTCTGAGCCTGGAGGCTTTGGCAGACTCCTCAGAGGCATAAACAGCCTCCTCTCTCTTACCCACCAGCTCCGTGTGAGTTATGCCCATAAGCTCCTGGAATTGCCTGTTAAAACTCAACACCTCCCCATCATTCCCAACCACCAACTCAGGCAGTTGAGACGCGCTCCTGGACATCCGCAAAAGTTGCATTTGAGAAACCAGTTGAGCACGCTGTGCCAGGTATGTGTCCCGCTGGGCTTGCGATTTTTCCAGCTCCAGCCTGAGAGAAGTGTTATCCTCTCGGCAGCGGGCCAGCTCCCGCTCCCGCTCCTTAAATAAAAAATCAAACTTATCCAGCTTTGCACTGGATTTGTTTTTTTGCCTGTTATAGTATGCAATCAAAATGCCAGTGAGAGCTGTGACCAGTCCAGCAATGGCCCCCAGGGTCGTGTTGTCTAATGTCATGGGAATTTTGCTTTTGCGTGTCTAACACCTGGAGGCCTGCCAGCTCCTTATTGGTCAACCACAGCCGGGAGAGAGTCCTGGGGGGAGGCTCTAACCTGGAGCTGTTTTCTTACACTGTCTGGGGCTTTTACGTAGTCAATAAACAAACGCCGTGTGGTCAGAGAATAGCTCCCCAGCACACTGTCATTGTTTACCATTGCCCGCCTCAGGCCCTCCAGCCTATCCACTACGGAGTCAGACTCCATGAGGCTGAGGTTTTCCTGGTACACTGCCAACTCATTGCGCACCTCTCGGAGCTGCACGTAATTGTATGCCGTACCGATGGTGGCCGCAGCTAGTACCATGAGGCTGAAAATAGCCAAATAACCTGTTTTGTTCTTAATACTCATAAACTCACATTTGTGGGCCTCTCAGCCCCTGTTTGATATTTAACAATAATCCTGCCCACCAATAAAAATTTGAGCACCTCCCAGGTGGTGAGCTGCAAATGGCTCACATACACTTTTCCGTTGGACGGGCTGGGCTTATACTCCAGCCTGTGGAGGTGTAGCTCATCCGTGCCGGCCATAAACCTGCCTGCCCCATCGCTGTTGATATGTACACGCGAATGGACAATTAGCCTGGACAGCCTGGTAAAAATGCTGGGGAGCTTAAATTTGTAAGTAGTGAAACCGTCACCCTTCTTGCACGTTATTGGCTCCGAGCGTGTCCCATTATACATGGGCTGTGGCCCCATTATACTAATGTTCGGGCCTCTTTGTTTTACTGGCTGCAATTCTACCATTTTGCACTGAGTTTAGTTAGTGTACCCATCTCATAAAAGGTCTCATTTTCGAGGCTGTCACCCCAGGACAATACAACGCCACCCAGCTCTGGGAAAACGTCAACCACCAGGAGCACCTCACCGTCTAAATCCACAGTGTCGCCAACACTCAAAGGCAGTGGCTCTGGCTTGCCAAAGCTCACAAAATCCACCTGTGAGTCTGCTGGCTCTGGGAGGTTTGGCTTTGCCGTGTAATTTGACAAACACCAAAATACGAATAATATAACCGCCCCCAAAATAGGGAGTTTGTAATTAACCTGCATGACTGTTTTTTTTATACCTGCCAGTGGCTGGCAAGTCATTGAGAAATTTATCGTAACTCATCTCCTTTTCTAGCTTTCGGAGGTCATCCCCTATGCTATAAATGGCCGAGTCAATGGAGTCCATCAAAGCAGTGAGCGTGTCATACGCCCCAGTGTATACGGCCCTGGCTTGCTCCTCATCCTCCACGTTGATCTGTGCCAGCTCGTATGCCATTTTATCTGTCCTGGAGGTCTCCCTGTACTCTCTAAAAAGCCGGGAGCGTTGCCGCCTGGCATGAAACCTGGAGGCCTCCTTTAGATACCGGGCCCGGCCCAGCTCTGGTGCCAGCATAAACTGAGCGGCTGAGAGCTTGCGCCTAATAGCCCTCAGTTCATCCGAGTGTATAGCCTCAACCACTCGGAGGCCCCCATACCATGTGAGAGCCTCCTGCACTTCTAAAATCAACGCTTCGTTTGGCAGTGGTATGTCATAAGTCACCTTATCCATTGTCCTGGGTGTTTCCCATTACGGTATCCACTGCTTTGCTTACTGGCAGGTACTTGTCACCCAGTGCCTTTTTGGCCGCCTCTTGCCAGTTCTTTGCTGGCTCGTTGGCTTTCTTTTTGGCAACGAGAGAGGCAATACCTTTAATAATGGCAATATCATTGTTATTCACTGTAAAGCCATTCTCTCGGAATTTGGCAACAACCTCATTGTGGGTGCTGCCCCCCAGCATTGCGTTGACTATCCAGAGGGTTTGATCTTTGCTAAATGACATCGGCCGGGACTTGTTGCTGTCCTCCTGAGCCTTTGGAGGCTCTGGCTTTTTGGTCTGTGGTACCTCATAAGCCTGGAAAGCGTCCCGCGCTGCCGCCTGGTATTTGTTGTCATCGTGGAGGCCCTCAAATAGGTCAGTACCCACTCCAGTAAATGACAGAGCCTTACTCATTGCGTCTGTCATTACCATTTTGTGAGTATCACTCACTGGCTTGTACATATACTGGTTGGTTCGGCTATCGAATTGACTCCTAAACATCCATATATCCGTAGTGATTGGAAAGCTTACACGCTCACCGTTAGAGTGATAAAAAAATATGGCATGGAAAACCAATTGGATGGCCGGGAACTCGCTGTTTGCTGACAGCTTAATGCTCCCAAAATTATTGATCTCGTACCGGGTCTCCTCAAAACCCCAGCCTTTACCCTGTGGCCCCCAAATAGCTGTGGCCTTTTTGCGCATTTTCTGCGCATCCGAGGTTTTCATTTTGCCTTTGCCCTCTATGGGCTTTAACCAGGCTGGATTTGTGAGCATTGCGTCCACCCATAAGCTCAGGTTTTCTTTTACCTGTTTGGGTGCCTTGACAACAAAGTGGTGCTCATCGAGTGTACCAAATACATCGTTGATAATTGCCAGCTCCTGTGGCGTGTACGCTTTCTGGAGCCTCTCTAATATAGCTTTTTTCATGGCTGTGGTTTGTGGTTGTTAATAAGCCAAAGTTACAAATAATTTAGCTCTGTTCCAAAAAATTTCTCCTTTGTTCTTTTTGATTGATGTAAAACTCGGCCCTGGCCCAGGTGCTTATGCCGATCTCATTTAAGGCTGTGAAGTATTGGCCCAGCCTGCCCTCAGATAGGGTGGCTTTGCCATACTTACGCCTATACTTTGCCAGGAGTGAAACCCTGAGGGCCCACTTTTGAAAAATCGAGCTGGCTATCATTGCCAGCAGCAGGCACACAGCAGCACCCAGCCCAGCCAGTACGGACGCACAGACTGAGCCAGGAGTATAAAACACCAGGTAAACCAGATAAAAAGCCACGGCCCAAACAGCCAGTGTGGCAACAAATGCAGGGGCCAGGGCCCTCAATATCAAAGTGATCATGGTGCAAAATTTTTATTCAGTTGTTGGATAGTCCTGTATGTTTTGTCCCAGTATTGCCTGTTTGCCATCTGCCGCTCTATCTTATTCTTTATGCGCTGCTCATCCTTAACCGTCTTTGCTGCCTTTAACTCATCATTAGAGGCTGACAGCTTGCTGCCATAGCTGCCCCACCTTTTTCGGCAGTCCTCCTGGGTGAGGTGCTGTACCTGCCCTTTTCGCTTTGACTGGTAAACCAGGTATGCCTGGTTATTTTTGAGGAGGTACTCCTCTGTGCCTATTTTCTCAACCTTGCCCTCCTGGTATGTGATACCAACAGCCTCAGGCCGCTCAACCGCCGTGGCAGAGGGCTGGGCAGAACGGGACAGCAGCCGGCCGTCTGAGGTGCCGTTTGCTTGCCGGGCCTGCTCTAGCTCCAGCTTTAACCTCTCATGCTCTGCCGCTAGGCCTGTATTAAGCCCCTCAGGGCTTTCTGTTGGTCTCTCCAGGGCAATAAGCTCCTGGAGGCCTTTAATGGCCCTCTGTGCCTCCTCATGCCTCCTGGCTGCCCTGCCTTTGAATATGCCAAAAATAGTTTTTCTGTTGGCATAGTATTCTCTATCCTTTTTGTCTGGTACCAGGCTCTCAACCAGAGAACCAAAGTTATAGGCCCGGACATCCACCTGCTGCTGTAGGGCCCTAAATATGCGCTCCCCGTTGCCGCTCGATGGCTTGACCAACTGGGAAAACAGCTCCTGCTCAGTCCTGTGGTAATACAGCTCCAGCTCATACCCCAAAGAGATAACCACAGCCCAGGAGAAAAAACCCAGGAGTATGGTAAGGGCTGTAATTGCCATCCCGGTTGCATTATGCCTGCTCTCATCTTTTCCGCTGGCTGTGAGGAGCTGTTTGTCTATGTGCTCAAACTCAGCCTCTAGCTCGTCTTTGGCCTCCTCAACCTGGGCAAAGACCTCCTCCCTCTTTGACAGCATAGTGCCGTCTAACTCTGCCAGCTCTGCCTGCTTTTCGGACTCAGCGGCCTGAGCTTTTTGCATGGCTTTGGTTTTTAGGCTCAAATACGTTCGGTTTCGTATTTTCTCCAAAGAGTCCCACCGGGCCAGCTCCTGCTCTGCTGCAATGATCTGGGCATTGTATTTGGACTCCACCCTGGATTTTGCCCGCTCCAGGTCTGCCTCTATCTGTGCCACTTTAATCTGGCCAATGCTGTCCTGGGCCTCTTTTTTCTCCCGGTACTCAGCAGCCAGCTCCCTGGAGTTATACCCGTCAAACTCTGGAGTGATCTGGTCAGATACATTGACGCTGCCGATAAAAACGGTGAGTGGGTTGAGGGCAGAGAAAAACACCAGCTTTATGAGTGTGGAGCGGTACATGGCCCTATATGTGCCCTCCGTATACCCGCGTATCCGCTGCCGGAAAAACAGGTGCCACTGGTCTGTATAGCCCCGCTCGATTGCCAACGACACAGCAACAGCAATAATGACCGTCAACAAATCAATAAAGGCATTGTCAACGCTGTAAGTGGACAGCGTGGAGTCAATGACCGAGTGCACCGTTATGCCTGTAATAAAAACAGACAGAATGTGCGCAACCATCAAAATTATGCGGTTTCGCTTTATCGAACGGCCGTAAAAGAGGCCGTATTTTTGGGCCTCCTCATTAGGTGCCTCTCCCTCCTGGTGGGTCTTGTGGTCTGTGGTATCCATGACAAATATTTTGTACTCCCCCAAATATACAAAAAAATGTCAACGGTGCACGTCAACGGTGTGCACCAAAAAGTCAACAGCCTAGCCTCCCGCCCCTGCCGGGTATTTATTCCAGTTTACGCCCAGGCCTCCCGCTCCTCTGCCTGGAGTGGGTGCACAAAGTCTTTATTTGCCTCAAAAAAAGCGTGTGCAAAGCCCATAGGGGTCACGCTCCTGGCTGCCTTGCCCTCCTCTGAGCCTCCCCAGTATTTCAGTATTTTGCTGCCCTCAGTAGGCTCCACTGGGTCTGTTTTTAGGTCTGTGTTGAAATTGCCGTAAAGTGCCGTTTTTTTGGTGTACGGGTCGCCAAAGTCGCACGGGTTAAAATACATCTGGGGCCGGCCGATCTCTGGCACTAAATTATGTATCCTGGAAATAGGGTTTTCAATCACCCAGAAGTCTGGGAGGCAGATGTCAATTATACGGAGCGTCTGGTATACGATCTCAACGCTCCTGGCAGTCCTGCCGTCTCGGTCTTTATCTTTAAACCACCTGGCTCCAGATACCGCAAAATCAGTACACGGCACAGCGGCCAGTATACCGTCAACTGTGCCATAATTATCAAACACATGCTCATACATATAATCGGCAGAGGCCTCCATTACGTCTGAGTGGTACCCAAAAAGGTCAGGGGTGTGCTTTTCATCCCATAAAATCACATTCCAGCCAGCCTGAGCAAATGGTGCTGCCCAGTTGCCTGTATAATCGAATAAGCTTAACAGAGTTTTCATATAAATGGGTTTGATACGGTTTGAGAATATCCGGCAAATATGTGCTGTATGTTGTCTTTGGGTACAAAAACAGCCTCAACGCTGGCCTGCACTGCCGCGTCTATTAATTCCGCTGGAGTCCGAGCAACAGGGTAGTTGCTGCTCTCGATCTCAGAGGGCCTGTACTGTCTTGCCAACTCCAGGTTTTTAGTAGGGCCAGTTCGGCCCTGAAAATACGCGTACTCACTGGCCAGCTCCTGGTTATGCTGGTACTCAGCCAGCCAGAGCACGTAAATGTCATGCTCTGGGGTGGCTCCGTAAAATGTCATGCGGGTATCTTTCATTTTGATCTGGATTTTATGCCACTCGGAGGTCTCTTTTAAACCTCCTAAATGAGTTCTCGCCTTTGCACTCCAGCACCGCGTCCAGGTAATTCTGGAGGTGTGGCTCCTCTGTAGGCAGAAAAATTGCCACTTTGGTCACCTCTCTTTTTGCGCTTGCGCTGTAGAACTTAATAATAAACAGGCTGTGCTCCAGCTCCTGGAGCTGCTCAACGTAGTCCCAGGCCATGCTCATTGCAATGCTAGGGCTGTAGCCTCCGTACTTTTTAGAGCGGAGGAGGTTGCCCATTGTGAGGGCCAGTTTACATTTTTTTGGAAAGTCCATAATAGGTGGCTTGTGTGTTGTTGTTGATACAAATGTAAAACAAACCTCAGACTATTCCAAATATTTTGGCACCTATCTGCTAAAATAATTACAACATCCAGCCCCAGGCTGGGTTTGGCAGCTCCATGTATGGGGTTTTAAACCCTCTCTCCTGCCACTTTACACCTGTGTGGGCTGTGTACTCAGGGCATGGGTTGTGGACGTACTCCTGGGCATCAAACAGGGCAATCTGGGCCTTTTTCCAGTTGCGCCCATAACTCCTGTTGTCCATGTGCTGGCCGCGGTCATGGCCGAGGTGGCAAGACTGGCAGAGGGCTGCCAGGTTCTCCAGGCTGTTGTTTTCTTTGTCGTGGTCAATGTGCGCCACAGTGAGCACTACTCTGGAGGCTCTGTCTTTGATCTGTGAGCCATGCGGAACTGCACACCACTCACAGTGCCACTGGGCAATATTGTGCCGCACCAGGAGGCTAATATAAGACCACAGCGGGTGGTAATCTTTGTAATTGACTGGCATCTCAAATGGGTTGTGGTAAAAAAAGAAAGCCCAGGGTTTGGGAGTCCTGGGCTTTCGGGATAATAACAACACTACAAACCAGATTCCCGGCAGGAATTGCCAGGAAAGGTGTGTAAATCTTAACGCTCTTTTCGCTGCAATTTCCTGTATGCGGCCTCAGGGCAGGCCAGCAGCAAAGCGTCTTTATTTTCTTCACTCCCGGCCACCTTTACGGCTGGAAATGCAAGCTTTAATTTTTTCGCGCTAACTTTAGACGGGTAACACCTGTCCCTGTTAGACATAAAACACTGTTTCAAATACCGCACAAACTGCTCATCCTCCATTTGCCTAAACCGGCCTTTTTTAAAGTTGGTTCTGTTCTGGGAGGGCACCAGATGGTGCGGTGCATGGAGCCTGCGAAAAGACGCTATTATGCTATTGCAAATCTCATGGCACCTGCCAGAGTGCAACGTCAACGCAAACACCTGCTTTTCGATCTCCTGTTTTGAGGCCTTGCCCCTGAGGGCTGCCCTCAAATCCTTAACCACTCCGTAAATGGTTTGCATGGTTATGGTCTCCAGACGGAATAAAACCAAGTCTTTGCCATAATCCCGTTGCAAATCCCCCAGGCACTCCTGCATAAACGCTGGCTCCACCTCCTCATAAAAAGGCACAGAGCCGTCCCTGGTATCATAGGCACTGACTCCACACGCTTTTGTGTCTGAGTCTATGCCAATTATAATGCGCCCCATTGTTTTATCAATGGGTGGGCTAGAGAAGTCGTATTTTTTGTCGTAGCTTTCTATGACAACCGTGTGTTTTTTAGACTGCTGCCGGGCCCTAAACAGCTCCAGCGTGGTCAATTTCTCGGCCATACCGTGGTTTGTGGTTTTGGCCGCTGTAATTCCTAACGGGTGCAAGATACCATTTTAAAACATTAACTCCAAAATATTTGGCGCATATTCTAAAACAATAAATGGGCCCAATATAACCAGGCAAGCCAGTGCCGCGTTGTTGATCAAAGACCTAAAATAGACCTCGAACAATACGCCCAGCCAGGTTGCCAGCCCGCTGGCTTTGGCTTTAAAATACTCTGTGCGCCCGCTGCCCACGTATGGGCTGTGGAGGTTTGCCTTTTTGAGCTTTCGCTGGAGCCTATGCTCCACCTTTGTGGCACCCAGGCAGAGTGCTGAGCCAATAAGGTACTCCCGGCTGTTAGGGGTGCTTTTGTCTATCCTGTCCAGCCTCCTGGGCACATAGTTGCTAATACCAACCTTTATGCGCCCAGAGCTGGATTTTATAAGGTACACGTACCTCAAATCGAATAAAGACACCAGCACCCCCGGTATTTTTGGACTCGGCCCCATTATCCTGGTATGCCGTAGTTTGAGCCGGAGCCAGAGCCAGAGCCAGACGAGCGGGCACTCAGCGGCAGCACTCCTGGGCAAAAGTCGCGCACAATAAAGTCATACCTCATGCGGCCCTCGTACTCGGAGGAGTCAATATCCACCTCCAGTGCCACCCGCTGGCCTTTTTGCAGATGTTTCTGGCAATGCTCTGCCGTTTTCCCAAAAGCCGCAACACTGAAAAACACAGCCTTATCCTCGTAATTGTTCTCCCCACGCTTTATGCGCTTGTTCACCACCACGGTAAACCGGGCAATGGTCAGGCCAGAGTTTGCTGTTGTCACCTCTGGGTCTTTTGTCAGGTTGCCAGTTATGATGGCATTTGCTTTGCTAAAATACATAGTGTAAAAGTTTGTAATGTTTAAAATGGGAGGCCGTCCTCTGAATAAACAACCATTACCAGGGCAGCCTCCATGCCTTTGGTATACTGACAATCCTGGCACACGGCCACGGCTGGCAGCTCTGGTTTATCTTTGTCTCGTTTCAATTCTTTGCCCAGGTTGCTGTCACAGCCACTGAGCCTGCATTTGTTAGCGTGTTCGGGGTTCTGCACCATTAAGTCTGTCAAAAGGGCACTAAGGGCCTCGTATGGGCTGCTGCCCCACTTGGTTGACAAATGCTTTTTACCCTGGTATGCGGCTGTAAACGTTGAGCCTCCCTCATACCCCTCCACTTTAATGTATGCAATTTTCTGCCAGTGCCTGACCTCCATTAAAACCTGGGCTAAACTAAAACTCACAGCCTCGGTTTGGCTGTCATCCAGGCACAGTGCCTGCTCTTTCTGCTCCATGGTCTCTTTTCGGTCAACGGTGCAAACCTCTCCTGTTATTATCTCAAACGCTCCAGAGATTGCCTTTTGAAACTCCAGCAGGTGCTCCTCTGACTCGAACCACATGGGGCCGTTTTCTGGGGCCACTGTGAACGCCTCAGGGAATATGCCCACGCTCTCATCTCCGTGGGCTTTTATGTACAGCCCTCTGGTCACTATAGGGCCGCCTTTGCTTTGGTCTGTCATCGTTGGTGCGGTTTATGGTTAAAAAATGCTGGAGTGCTCCTCCATAAAGTCTTTGGCTGGCTGGTCTAGTATTGAAACCGTCAGCGTCACCGGGTCAATGTGCATAATGCCGTCCAGCGTTTTGCCGCTGGTACGCTTGCCGTGGTACCTCATGTAAACAAACTCTTTGTAATATTGCGGGTCTCCTATATTTGACTTTTCAGGGTCGAGGATAGAGCTGAGCGATATATAAAAATCTGCTGGCTCCATTACTTTGGTACCACTCCGTGGGGTGTACTCCAGGCTCCTCTGCTCTCTGGATATAGGGGTGGGGACGTGGATGAGGTCAGCCACCAGCATGTCCCATTTGTTTGCCAGCCTTTTAAGCCCTGCCGCGTTCTCCACATCACTCTCAAACTCATTGCCGTGCCGGGCCATCATGCTGTGCCCATCCACCCCCAACATATCAACGGTGCCGTGCTTCCGTATGTTAGCCTCGATCAGTTTAGAATAAAGCTCCTCGCTCATGCCGCCAACATCGTCAACAATCCACCTGTTTCCATACCTAGCTCTCAGCTCCCTGAGCATCCACTGGTATGCCTGGTCTCTCCTCGCTGGGTCTTTTATGCTGGACATCAATTTTGGGTACTTGGACTCGTACCCAACAACATTCTCCTGGTCATCCCTCAGCTCCTCTGCCTGGAGGAGGCCCATTATTACACGCTTAAATATACCCACCGCGCTGTCCTCCATGGTTGAATGGAGAGCACGAAAATGCTGGGCCGTAAATGAACGTACAATGTGCATGAGCAGAGTGGATTTACCCACGCCACCTTTGCCAAAGATTTGCAGGTATTTGCCTGCATAGTTATACTCCTCAGCCTCGTCAACAAAAGGGATACCCAGGGTCTGGTGCCGGCCAGTGAGGGTGGGCAGTATGCGCTCAATGTATTTGGGTGCCAGCTCCTCTGTGGTGTACCCTATATTCCCGCTGTCTCTCTGAAAGTTGCGGGTGCTATGCCTGAGCACTACCTCTGAGACCTTATCCTCTGGGAGCACCAGCTTTGATGTTGCATTTATAGCAGCAACAAAACGCCGCGTATCTCTGAGGGACAGGTTAGTGCGGGCCAACTTCTTTGTGACCTCTATGAGTTCCAGCTCCGCTTTGAACCTGTCCCCCTCCACGCTCCTCTCTAGTGCCACAAAATCTGTCTTTTTCCCGTGGTCTGAGGGTTTGCGCTCGTATACGCCCACGGCAGTCCTCTCAAACTCTTTAGCGTCCTTTGGCTCCCACTTGCTGGGTACCTCCTCAAAGTCATTTATGAGGTGGTTTACAATAAGGTTCCAGACTCCCTGCCCATCTCCAGCCGTGCCCACGCCCAGGTCATTGCACCAGGCTGCCAACTGGAAAATGTAGTTGTTCCTGTTGTGGTTGTAATAATCTTCCTCACTGTATTTGCGCTGAGTCAGTTTTACTGCCAGGTTAAACCGGCCCTCATCGTCTTTGGGCACTGTCTCCTCAATGTCCCGCTGGCCAGACACCTGGGCAGGTTTTGTGATCGCATTCTCTTTGAGGAGCACCAGCCCATCTTTGGGCAATATTATTTTATTCCAGGCCCTGGGTATTTCTGGACGCGGGCCAGAGGCCGCTATGGCTGTAATCTCCTCCACTTCCATTGACAGCTCCTCAGGCTTTAATGGGATTTTAAACATGCCCGTACCCTCATGCTTTGAGTTTGGCAAGCGTATTATGCGAGTCACAGTATAGAGGCCCATGTCCAGGGTTTTCAAATCGCCGGCCAACTGCCGGACTGTCTCCCGCACAATTTCGGGCACCTTTTCATTGTTCGGAAAACCTCCAAAATGCTCAGCACTGACTACTAAGTGGAAACCTTTGCCCCCTGAGAAATAGAGGCTAATGTCATTTACTGGGAGTTTGTACTTTGTTGCCAGCCTGTTTGCCAGCGTCCGCACGTCCTGCCGTGCCATGTCAATCTCCTCAGCGGTCTCGCCCCCGTCAAAGTCAAAAACAACCTCATCGCAAAACAGAGGCCCCTCATACCCCTCCACGTTGCCCCGTGGGTACTTCTCAGAGACACGCGTCTGCATGTGGCTGTATATGCTCTGGTCATACGGAAACAAAGTCCTAAAGGCACACCATTGCCTGGGTGCACTGTAGGACAAATCCTCCAGCGGGAGCATCTTAAACCTCCTATTGAGGGCTTTTTCTACAAATTCGATAATCATTTAGAACGTGGTTTGTGGTTGTTATTAGAGTGCTTTACTAAGCACATAGGCAAATATACAAAACATTTGGAATATTGCAAATAATTTCCAAATAAGATGCTCCATGCCTGGCTCCAGGTCTGGAGCAATAGGGATAAAAGCCTGGGCATTTTCCCTGCTTAAACGCTCATACTTAGCCCTCAGCAGCTCCTGGAGGTCATGCGCCGACAAATACGACACATCGCCCCGGCAAACGTCATGGACACGCTGTACGAGCTTTAAACGGTGCTTTGTGGTGCTTTCCAAGTATAGCCCGCCGGCCATGTATTGCTCCCCCACCTTAGTGGGGATAAAGTAATAAAGCTCCAGCTCCTCACCTCCCGGCTGTGGGTACCATGCCCAGTAAAGGCCGCCTGTCCTGTAATCGCTCATAATGTTGTTATTTAAAATAATCCAGTACCTCATCCAGCCCCCTGTCCAGTGTGACCTGGTAATGGTCACCAGGTAGGCCTGCAATCCATTTACGTGGGGCAAAACTAACGTCCAGGCCGTTCTCAAAAAGGAATAAAGCCAGCTCCTCCCCGTGCTTTTCTGAATGCTGTGGGTCATAGTGCCGGAATGTTGCCACCACCCTGTTTGCCACCCTCTTTTCTGTGCGCTCCAAAATGAGGAGAAAATGGGAGGAGTTGCTGTACTCAAAAAAAATATCACTCAGCAAACGGAAACCAGAGTAAAGGCCAAAAGCTTTGCACCAGGACTGGTTTGGGTACAGCACTGTGTTGTAATACCTATAGTGCATTTTTAGGTACGAGGGTGTGCTCTCTGGCACCAGGAGGTCAAACGCTTTATTTGCCTCCTCCGTGCTCATAAACTCAGGGCCTGTGATCTCCCGGCCCAATTGCTTGCTGAGGTAATCCATTGCGCCCGCACGGGCCTGCTCCAGCGTCTCGCCTTTGTACGCATGTTTAAAATCAATCACCGCGTTTATAGCACCCGCTGCCCAGAGCCTGGCATCTGCCTGCTCATTGACAGGGCCCAGGGGCCTGGGGTTGCCATTGTAAAACAGCCCCGTGTTGGCCCCGCACTCGGCACACTCGATATAAAACCCCCTGTTGCTAGTCCATTTTATACCCCTGTTAATCTTTTCTTTGATCAATACCTCACCGCCACAGAGGTTGCACCCGTCTGGGTAGTGCTTGGAGAGGATGGGGTTTTGTTGCTTTTTACTCATCCTCAAAATCGTTTATGTAATCGAGTGCACGGCCCCTGACAGCCTCCTCCTTTGCTTTTATCGAGTTATACAGCTCAACATCCAGGTGCTGCTCCAGGTGCTCTGTAATAAGCTTAACGAGCGTTTTGGGAGGCAATGCGTCAACCTCCCAGGATTTCATCCCATGCCGTTTGATGTACTCCCCAGCTCTGGAGTCTGTAATCTTTGCCGGGTTTGGTGGTGGGCTATATCGTTTTATTTGCTCCATTGTGAGAGCTATGTGGACAACCTGCAAACGGTCAGAGCTGCCCGCTGAATACTCACCAGAGTCCAACATGCCCCCAACTCTGTCCTCAATATCCCTGACCATATCCAGCCCACTGGGGTCATGGTCTCCGAGGTAAAGGATAAAACAACGCTCTTTGCCCTGGCCCATCTCCCGCTCAAAACGCCTGTATGCCTCATACATGGCCGACACGGAGCCATAGCCCCTATTGACCATTACGGGCACCTGGTAGGGCTGGGCAGCCCGCTCAACTACCTGGGAGAGTGCGTCCTTTTCCACCCAAACCTCCAGGTAATTCTGTTGGCCCTGGAGCCTGTCGTACTTAAATTGCCTGGCTGCTGCCTCCAGGATTTGTTTGGGAGAGTCCCAGGTAGTTGTCTTTGAGACCACCCTGAGCCTGTCCTCTATGTGCTCCCAGTCAATGAGTCCAGCCAGCCGGCCTGAGGCAATTACCCGGCCTAACTTGTTATAGCTGGATGTTGAGTTTGCTATCTCATCCCGGCCCACCAGTTGGTAGTACAATTGCCGGAGGGTGAGCGTATACCCGTCAGCGGCAAACTCCTCTAAAATCGAGTTAACACGGTGGAGGTACTGCTCTGTATCTGGCCGCATGGCCAGAGGCTTAAATGTCTCTTTCATGGTTGTGGTTTGTGGTTGTTAATAAGGCAAAGATACCAAAATATTTGCAATTACGCAAACTGTTTGGCACCCTCTGCCAGGTCTATGAGGTTTGTGTGGCTGTACTTTCTGGGGTCTTGCACCAGTTTGTTGAGAGCTGCCACTAGCCTGCTTTTGGCTCCTGCCTGGTTGCCTGAGTTACGCTCCAGGTAATCCACGTACTGTGCCTCCGTTGGTATAAACCGCTGTAAATCTAGCTCGGACTTGCTCACATACTGCACAAAATTGATGTATGACTCGTTTGTGGCTTTTGATAAATCAACAGGAGCCTCCTGTTGTTTCCAGACCTTTGCCCGCTCTAGGTTACCCTCAAAGCGTTTGGGCCTCAGCCAGGTCTCCAGGTTGATGTTGGAGGGTTCTGGCATCTTTTCCGTAAAGTACCAGTATTTGTAATTCAGCACATCTTTAAAGTCCTCCAGGGTGTGGCCCTCTTTAAGCCACCGCACCACGTTGTCATATACCCCCACCGTGTATGGCTTTGTGCTGGTACCAGTGATCTCGTTGTAATAACTCACCACCTCCAGCACCTGGGGTATATACTTCCGCGTTTTCTGGGTCAACCGAGTCCAGAGCTTATGCTGTTTGTCCCCACTGTCCTCCAGGAGCTTTGCCACGTCCTCTGGAATGGCTGCTTTTTTACTTTTCCCAGCCTCAGGTTGAGTGGGTGGGGATTTTGGAAAATCCCCTTTAGTATCTTTAATACTATTATCTAATATAATACTATAGTATGTCGGATACCTGTCCGAGTAAAATTCGGATACCTGTCCGAGTGCGCCCGGATACCTGTCCGAGTGCTCGGATAAGTGTCCGAGGAACTCCTCCCCTTTAGCTTTGCCCCAAAACTGGCAAACCTCCTCCAGCCTTATGCAATCGTATTTGCCCATTTTTTGGTACTCGATGAGGTTTTTATCTGCCAGGGCAGTAAAGTACCTGTAAATGGTGTCTGGTTTCCTGCTTATCCACGGCAGGTCAGCCACTACCTTTGTGCGGGAGACAAAATACCATGTTTGCTTTTTGATCTGTATAGGCTCTGCCCAGGTGGCTGCCTTTGTAAGGTAGGATAAAACGTATGCCTCAGCGTTTGTGGGTTTGAGGCCTAGAGCCAGGCAAAACTCCTGGTCAATGTTGAGATTGAATACCATGAGAAAAATGGTTTGTGGTTGCAAAAAAATGTCCAGCGGTAAATATATAAAATTCCCAGCAATAAAAAAAGACCAGCTTTGCAGGCTGGCCTTATGGACGTTTTTTGCATTCGTAAACGGTCACCCGTCTCTCAACGGTCTCAAAGGTATAAAAAAAAGCCTTAACAAGCAACGGCCCTGCAAATAAAATGCAGAGCCGCTGGCTTTTACCACAAACCACTGAAGTTGTCAGCGGTGAGGCTGTAAAGGTATGCAAAGAAAACAGGACGTGCAAATAAAAAGAGGCTCTGGAATCAACCAAAGCCTCTGGCGTAACAAATCATAATCTCATGTTGATCACAATATAAGCAAATCACCTGGTATAAAAAAGCCTCCCAGCCTAACTTTTTAGGGGGGAGGCTTACCTCTCCGATTAGAAAGGGCAGGTTCCCAACCTGCGGTACTTGTCTTTAGGCTACCTTTGCCGCTTTCAGTTGACGCACAGCCAGCACTGGGCTGCCTTTGACCTTGCCAGGTTCTTTTTGGCTGTCTTTGATCAGTGAGACAATCCCCTGGATGTGCTGGGTAATGCTGATTGCGTGGCCCGCCACACCCTCAATGGTGCGCTCCTTTGCATCGTCTCGCAAGTCGAGGGAGGCAATGACTGCATCAATTTCCTCCCGCTCCTCCTCATCCATGTCCAGGTACTGGGGGATAATGTTCTCTTTGCCCTCCCAGGCATCCAGTGCCGGCCGGTACAGCTTGATGGCTGAGATAATATCCTCAGGAAAATCCAGGCCATCGCCCAGCTCATTGTCTGCGTACATGGCTGCCATAATAGCCAGCACGAGCACGTCTTTAAAATCTTTAATGGGCAATTTGCCCGCGTTTGTCGCATCCATTTACAGTGGTTTTGGTTGTGAAAAATCAAACTCAAATATAACAATAAAAAGCCACTTATCAATATGCTGTTTGTACGAACTCCAGAACACACACACACCTGGTTTCCATATTAGAGTCCCCGTCTGTGCTAGGCTGGACTCTGACCTGTACCGCTTTGTTTACATTGTCAGCGTTTAACTCAACATCCGAGTTGCTCATATCTGGGTCATCCCACACGTTAGAGGCTCCACTAACACTGTACTGTACCTGCATGGTGCCGCCCCGGTTGTATGCGTAAAAATCTCCAAATATGGGGTTGTAATCCCCCTGGTCAACTATGCCGCCGCCTGTTGTTACCAGCAAACTGCAATACCAGGTACCAGTCCAAATGTGATCTGTGGGGACGTTTACCGCGTTTACATTACTGGCATACACATTAAACTGAGAGGTGCCTGTGCCATCGCCATAAAGAACCAGCCGCGTGTACTGCCTTTGCCCTACCTCTCCAGAGTCAAACGAGCCGTTGCCGTGTACAAAGCTCTGAGGTTCTAAAACTTTCGGGCCTATGCCCATGCCTACTGAGTAATTCATTGGCAAATCGCAGCCACTACACGCCACAGCAGCAGAACCAGCCCCCACCACTGTGTTGTTTTGTCCACCCATTGCCGCTGAGGCATAGCCGGATGTAATACTGTTGCGGGACGCGTTGAACACGTTAAAACCTCTGTTTGTGTCATCGTACTCTGTCCCCGTTGCCTCGTTTGCATACAGTGAGCCTTTGCTGACATCAAAAAACATGCGTCTATTGTTCGTGCCGTTGCCATCGAGCTGAGGAGAGCCAAACACAAAGTCATCATTTGCGTAATCGCCTGGGGCATTACTGGTGACATTGTTTGTGGTTGAAAATGCGCCGCCGCCACTGCTGCCGCCGCCATTTGTTGTGAGTTGAGTGGTGGGCCCAAATTGCCCGGTGGAGCTATTGAAACCCAGTAAATAGTCAACAGTCCCAGCGGCTAATGTATCAACACTAAAGCCACTATTGAGGTAATACTCAAAACCAACCAGCTCCAGCTCTTTAGACAAATCCCCTACATTGATTTTGTCAGACTCATTGTATGCAATCAGTTTTGTGTAATCTGAGCCATACACCCTGTCCATAAGCAAATACCCTGGCTGGTTCCCATCGCTGACACCAAATCCGTACACCACGCCACGGCCATCAATAAACCGTATAAAAATACTATCACTTACCGCGTCAAAATCAGTAAATCCGTTATTGTCCGCGTTGAACTCGATAGCCTGGTTTTCCATCTCAATGACAGCCTTTTGAGTCATAGGGCCGCCCAGTACAACATCTCCACTCCCAGAGTCTATGCTCAAACCATTACTAGCAGATGCTGTGGCGTTTGTGAGGTCGTACTGGGTGGCAATATACGTGGTATCCACATACAGAGGGTTGAGCTGTGAACCTCCCCCGCCCATTGTGACATCTGTAAATAAATTTAAACTGCTAGTGTTTGCGTCTGTGAGGCTAAACTGCAAAAAAGAGCCGGACGTGTTAATGGAAATAAATTGGATGTCTGAGTCATCAACATTACTGAGGTCAACACTCCCACCGTTGGTGAGGCTTAACACGCTGCCTGACAGGCTCAAATCCTGGGTGTCTGTATTGTCCAGGAGACTGGATAAATTCACGCTATTGCCTCCGCTTATGCTTAAAGTCGTGCCCGAAAAGCTCAGCGTTTGGTCTGGGTCTCCACCACCCAGGCTGCTCAAATCAACAGAGCCGCCGTTTGTCAAACTGAGCACACTGCCTGCCAGGCTCAAATCCTGGGTGTCCGTGTTGTCCAAATACGCTGCCAGGCTTACACTATTCCCTCCCTCTATACTGAGCGTGTTGCCAGTTAAAGTGAGTTCCTGGTCATCCGTACCCGTACCGTCTTGTAATGCGCTCAAATCAACTGAGCCGCCGTTTGTCAGGCTTAGGGTGGTACCTGCCAGGCTTAAATCCTGGGTGTCCGTGTTGTCAAGGTACCCAGATAAGTCAACAGAGCCGCCGTCTGTGAGGCTTAGCACGTTGGCTGCCAGGCTTAAATCCTGGGTGTCCGTGTTATCCAGGTACCCAGATAAGTCTACGGAGCCGCCGTTTGTCAGCTCCAGCGTGTTTGCTGACAGGCTGAGCAATTGGCTGTCTAGTTGCGCCCTGGCATCCCATTCCCCCAGCCCGTTGTCCCAGGCAATTACCTGGCCGTCTGTAGCTCCGTTTTGAACAAGCCGGAGACGGTTTGCTGCTGTGCCGTTGCCACCTACAAAACCAGAACTTTGAGCCACCTGGCTGCCCCAGTTATCACCGCCAACAGTAGGGTTGGCCCATGTTCCATCCCCACGTAAAAAAAGGCCCTCCTCTCCAGATAATGGCTGAGGCACCAGGCCCCGCTGCCCATCGCTGCTAGAGCTGGCCCCTGTCATCAACGTAATGGTTGCCCCCTGGGCATCTGTAATACTCATCTGCCCAGTTGCAGAGTCATAACTCAACTCCTGAGTGGCTCCCCCTCCCTGGTTTATGATCTTATCAGATTGCCCCATACACAGAGCAGCAGTCAATAAAGTCAGGACAGTTAAAATAAGCTTTCTCATATTCCAACAGTTGTCAAATAGTTATCAAAATCAGTGTAAAGGTCATCTATCTCAGATGAGCCTAAAGCTCCCGCGTAAACCATGCGGTAAACCCTGCCCACTTGGCACCCATTCGAGACTCCAAAACTGGACATAAAAAACACATCGTTTGTGTTGTAAGTCAGCAGGGTATAAGATGAAGTGCTAAACAAAATCGTGTTATCTTTCTTAGCACCAGTTACCCCACCAGAGGTAAAGGCAGAAAACAAACCCTCGCTTTGCTGCCCAGCACTCAAAAACGCATTGTAATTGTTCGTAATCCCAACAGTCACGCCAAACTGGCCACCTCTAAATCTGGTAAAATTTGATGTGCTAGTGGAGCTGCCATCCCCTAAATAATAATAAGTTGTACTCCCGCTATTTATCCAGTCAACCCACACCCCTGCCGCTACATCGCTATTTACATTATTCGGCCCATCTGTAAACCGCCAATTTGAGTCCATGCGCCCAGACGTGGCACTACAGTCACACCCCTGGTCATCCACATGGTCAACCCCTGTAAATGTGGCCTTTGTGTCTGTTGGGTTTACCCAGTTAATCCTACAAAAATTTATATCCGCGTCATGTGCGTGGACTGCAAAATAATCAAGGTCAGACCAGTATCCTGAGGCTTTGGCATCAATAACAAACTGGTTCATGGCATCCTGCTGGGAGGCAGAGGGTAAAGTATACCCCAGGTTAGTTGCCTCATCGAGCACAGCCTGAAAATCTGGGTCATAACTACTGCCGGCCGGAGTGTATACGTGCGCGTAATATTGCCCAAATAGTGGCAGCACAAAAAGCGTAAAAACAAAAGCTAAAATCAATCTCATTGCGTCTGGTTTTTAATAGCCGCCTGGTACAAAATAATCAGTTCCATCATAAAGCAATTGCACCATCCTGCGGCCGCTGCTTAAAATGTCAGTGCCTACTGCTGTGCCATTCTCGTACTTTACAGAGCTGGGCCAGTTAACTGTATCGCCATCGTCTGCCCCGGTAAACCGGATAATGTAAGCACCCCCAGGCACTGAATTTGAGAAACTTATTGTTATTGAGCTTAAACCTGTCATGTTTATTGGCTGGTACCCTTGGTAATCATTACCCCAGTCAATAGAGCCAGAGGACTGGCTAGAGTTATTATCTGGCACAACGGCCTCCAGCTCCTGGTCAATACCATACAAATGGGCTGTCAGGTTATCGTTTGAGGTGACCTCAGAGGGTGTGGTGGCTGGAGTGTAATGGCTAGGGTTCCAATCAATGTCCAGCCTGTCCCCGTCTACCTGGTCAGAGCCACCCGTTATGTGGCTAGACGCATGAGCTGGGGCATCTGTCACCTCAATGCTGATAGTGTTCGCCCCATCGTTGTACACAACATTTGTGTTGGTGCCATCCTGCCAAAAGTCCAGGCCCAAATGATCTTCTATATCCTCGCTTATGTCCTCACCGCTGCCCCCTGTGATCGACAAAAACAAACTGGTGCTCAGGCTTATGTCTTGATTGTCCGTATTATCCAAATACGCTGCCAGGCTCACTGAGTTACCACTCTCTATGCTGAGTGTGTTGCCACTCAATGTGAGCGTTTGGTCATCTGTGCCAGTGCCGTCCTGTAATGCGCTCAAATCTACTGTATTGCCCCCTGTGCCACTTATTGTGAGGTTTGGGGAGCTAAAGCTCAGCGTCTGGTCTGGGTCTCCCCCACTAGAGCCTGTATAATTCACAGTGAGAGTGTTGCCCGCATCGTTGTAAGACAGGCCAATGTCAGTGCCGGCCACCAGCAAAGCGTCCACTCTGTCATCCACCAGCTCTGCCAGGCTCACTGAGTTACCCCCGCTAATGGTCAGGGATGTTGTGCCCGCGTTAGGTGTCAACGTTTGGCTGTCCGTGTTGTCTAAATAGCCACTCAGGTCAACACTCCCACCGTTTGTGAGGCTCAGGGTGTTGCTGGATAGTGTCAACGTTTGGCTGTCTGTGTTGTCCAGGTATCCAGATAAGTCAACAGAGCCGCCGTCTGTGAGGCTGAGCGAGTTGCCAACTAGGCTGAGAGCCTGGTCGTCTGGGCTGCTTATAGTGAGAGTGTTGGCTCCATCGTTGTAATTTAATGTAACATTTGTCCCCGCCGTCAACAGCGTGTTTATTTGCTCGTCAACAGCCTCAGATAAGTCAACGCTATTGCCTGCGCTTATTGTCAACACAGCCGTGCTTTGATCAATGGAGAGCGTTTGCGGCCCCCCTGTTACCTGGGAAACTGTAGCCTTTGACATTACCCCAGTTGACTGGTCTTGCCACACCAAAAAGTCACTGGAGCCAGGAGCCGTGGCTGTCAGATTTGTAAAGTCCAGAGTTATTGCCAGGGAGTCATTCAAAACCTCCAGCTCAATGCCATCATTGCCCGACAAACCGAGCGTGTCAGAGGCTGGCAAAAACTCAGCCACAGCTCCGTCCCAAAACCAAAGCCCGCCTGGGTTTTCATTGTCTGCGGATGGGTTATATGGACGTACATTATGGAGCAGTAAACGGTCTGCATCCAACACGCTCCAAACCCAGTCGTTTATCTCACTTGCCGGGGCCTGGGTGGCATAGGTGTGAGCCGTCCCAGTTGTAAAGTATTCCTTTCCAACTGCATACCCGTGGCCCGCCTTAAAGTGTACGCCTCCGGCCGCCACCACCAGCTCATTGGTGTTTAGCACTTCAATGATAAACCCAACGTGGGTGGTGCTGTCAAAATCGTTGACGGCTGGTAGCAAATCACCCGTTGACTGGTCAACGAAAAAGGGCAGGGGAGTCTGGCTTTGTGTATACCCGTGCCCGGTTTGTGTCAACGTATCCCTGAGGAGGTTGAGGTCAACGTTTACCTGGCCCGCTCCATCGTTGTCATCTGCCCAAACCAAAGCCCCGCTCTGAGCCTTTAGCACCTGGCCCTCAGTAGGGGTGCCAGTTATAGGGTGCCGGGTAAGATGTCCCAGAGCCGAGCGTCCAATTATTGAGGTGGGCAGCCCATCGTCTTTGTCAAAGTAAGTGGGCAAATCCACCCTGTCATTTTTAAGCAAACGCAGCATTGAGGTGGAGTTTGTTTCCCCGTCCAGAGTAATATAAAACTCCATCTCAGTTGTGTTGCTGGATGTTGTCCAATTACCGTCTGCATAAGCCTTAATAAACGCCCCAGGTGTAACGTTTCCAGTGCTGTTGGGGTCTTGCCCAGAGAACACCAAAGAGCCTAGCACCTGCCTGTTTAAAACAGGCTCCTGGAGCGTTGCCAGTATTAGGTTGTTTTCTCCGTTGATAAATGCTCCACCGCCCTCAGCTCCACCCTCAGCCCTCCAGACTAAACCGGGAATGTCAGACACGCCCGTGCCATCCTGCCAGTCAAAAATATTGGTGCCGCCGTCCACTCTAAACTGAAAGGTGCTATCCACTCTCAGCCCATGCGTTGCGGCAGTGGTTGCTATGCTTGTTCTGCCGTTGCGGTATGCGTGGCTCTCATAGTCCTCAGTGCCCGTAAATCTCCAATCATCGTCACCAACTACTGAGGCAATGTCAACAGTATACGGTGACTCGTTGTCCCGCTCCAGCGCCAACGTCAACAGCGTACCTGTCAACGAGAATGTGTCAACGGTCTGGTTGTCCGTGTTGTCCAGGTAGGGGGACAAATCCACGGTGCCCCCATTGGTGAGGCTCAGGTTGTTCCCGGCTAATGTCAGGTTTTGGCTGTCCGTATTGTCCAGGAGGTCTGACAAATCCACGCTATTGCCCCCAGATATTGAGAGGCTGCCCGCGCCGCCATAGCTCAGGGCTTGGTTGTCCGTATTGTCCAGGTAGGGGTTTAAATTAACTGTGTGCGCCGCCTGGCCGTCTGACTCGATCTCCAAACGCAAAATATTGCTGGAAATAGAAAAGTTATCCACCTGCTGGTCATCCGTGTTGTCCAGGTAAGGGGAGAGGTCAACGCTGTTGCCAGACTCAATGCTCAGCGTGTTGCTCACTAGGCTCAGGGTTTGATCATCTGTGCCCGTGCCGTCCTGGAGAGCTGCCAGACTCACTGTGTGCGGTGCCTGGCCGTCTGCCTCAATTTCGAGCGTTAAAGTGGTACCGCTCAGGGAGAAGTTATCCACTCGCTGGTCATCTGTGCCCGTGCCGTCTTGGAGGCTTGCCAGGTCGAGCGTGTACGGTGCCTCGTTGTCTCCCTCCAAAGCAATAGTCAGAATAGTGCCGGACAGGCTCAGCGTGTCCACCGTCTGGTCATCTGTCCCGGTACCGTCCTGCAAGCTTGCCAGGTCTACTGTGTGCGGTGCCTGGCCGTCTGTTTCAATTTCCAGTGTCAATGTGGTGCCACTCAGGGAGAAATTGTCCACGCCCTGGTCATCCGTTCCAGTACCGTCCTGGAGGCTCACCAGGTCGAGCGTGTACGGTGCCTCGTTGTCTCCCTCCAGAGCTAACGTCAGCACAGTGCCGGACAGG